GCTTCGTTGTCTTCTTCTTCTGTTCCGTTAATAAAGAACTTCATGCCGTGAGGCTTACGACCACGTTCAATACGATACTCAACGCCATTGGCTTCAAAGTCTAATGTGACCATCATGCCTTTGCCGTTAGTTCTATTGATTAAATTATTCTGTTTGATATTGTTAAGTGGAACACCATACAATGCATAACTGATTGCTTGTATAATAGTAGTCTTACCAGTACCATTTCTAGCACCGTCTCCACCTAAGTCTAAGTTGTCACCTAAAATCAGTGTTAGTTCTTCATTCTGCAAGTCAATTGCTTGTGTAACTGACCCCACACTTAAAAAGTTTCTGAGAGTTACATGTTTTAAATTGATCATATAGACTGATAAATCTCCAATAGTACACCCTTGTCATAGAAATCAGATTCTATGTTTTTAATCTGTTCGATAATAATTGAATCAACACTTTCAAAAGAAATCTCACCGGGTGCTAAGTCTTGTGCATGTTCGTCAGACTTAACAGGAATCAACGACATTTCTCTTAATTCATGTTTTGGTATCAATTGTTCTCTTATAAAGTTTGATTCTTCATAAGATATATCGATATCTAAATGTACTCTAACATGAGCATTCTTAATTAGCAACCCTTCTGGGTTATCTAATACTTCACTTAGTTTGTACACTCTGTATACAGGTTGATCGGGCCATGAATGAAACTCGGGTTCTTTATCCCATTCTAGTACCATCATGCCTCTAGCATCATCACCTGCATCTGCATAGTTGTGTGGGAAAGCATTACCCATATACCAAATATTTTTTCTTGCTTGACGTTTATGGAAATGCCCAGAGAATACTTTTTCAAAATGAGATAAATGGTCAGCATTAGTCTCGCCATGATCAGGCATTTCTATCATAGCATTCATATAAAAGTGTGGTAACTCTAAATGAGCAAACAAATATTTACCTTTCTTCTTTTTAAGAAGTTTATAGTCATCACCACATAACCAAGGAGCAATAACACAGTTACCCTCTTCGATAAAGTGATCGACAATGACTACGTTTTTGAGATGTTTAGCCCATTCGACTGAATGAATGTCACGTTTGTCTCTGTAATAAAGATCGTGGTTACCTGTTATGAAATAAACTTTTTCAAATGCATCGTTTAGTTTTTCTAATGCATTAAGTCCGAACTGTAAGGTATGCATGTTAATACTTGCTCTGTGATGATTCCAATCACCTAAGAACAAACATGTTTCACAGCCTTCTTCTTTTGATTTATCAATAAACCAATCCACAAAATCACTACAGTCTCGGTTATGTTGTATGCTATTGCTCTTTAAACCGAAGTGTATATCTGTGAATACGGCTGCCTTTTTAAAAAGATTTGACATAATTAGTTTTCCCAGTATTCAACATCTATTATACATGTTAAAGGTAGGCAAAGCAAGACATTTGGATGCCTTGTTTGCCCGAAAATGTTATTCAGAGTATGCTTCTGCTTTCTTTTCGTAACCTAAACCGTTGTAATCTTTCATCTGTCTAGTGAACGAAGGATTCAACCCATTCATTTCTAAAATATCGTCTCTGATATTTTGGTTACGTTTTTCAGAGTTAAGAACTCTACAGAAACTATTTGTAATTGCCGCAGTGTAATATGCGAATGGATTTGCTGACTTGGCTTCATTGAATCTTAAGCCGACATAAGTCAATTGAAGAATGGCACTTTGTCTCATTTCGTCATTGTAAGTATAGCCACGCCAGTTAAACTTCATAGCATACTTTTCACATAACATAATGTACATACGTGCTAACTTATCTGTAAGATTACCGTCAGTCGCAGTAAATTTACCAGTCTTAAGACCGCCCTTCCAATGTGACTTGCCAACTAAATGGGTAGACATTGTTTCAGCATCTAATCTAAAATGCTGAAAAGGAGGGAAGTTAACTTTTACGTGAACTAAGTCTTCAACTTCTTTCTTTGTTTTCTTGTCTTCTATATCTGAGAACAAATCTTGGTTTGCACTTAAATCGTCTTCAAAATCAATAATGTCTGCCGCTTTCTTTTTCTTAGTAACTTTTCTAGGTTGCTTTTGTGCAACAGGAATATGGTCCCAAGTCATAACTCTAAAGATTAATCCATCTGTTTCAATCGTTGCTGGATCAATTTTGTTTTTTCCGGTCAAGCCTTGCTCTGCTGATAAACGTGCGGCTTTGTTTTCTTTTGCTTGTTGAATCTGTTCAGGCTTAAGTGCCCATGTCAGACTCTTTTCAATGCCTGTTTGACCATCATTAGCAAGATCCAAATCAGTAATTAGATCATATTGATGATAATCTTTTTTAGTAAAATAGCAATATGATGATTTGCTTTTGTGAATTTCTTTTAATATATCCTTGTTATTAAGATAATTTGTTGTTTTGCGTGGTGCTGGCATTAATATTCCTCTAGTTTGATTATTTCGACAAGTATGGAGTCGATATATCTATTCTATGTGATTTCTTTCCCGAATGCAACATGAACGGGTAAAATTTAGTGGTTTTTGTAATAGATAAATATATCATGTAAGACTACTATTTATACAAATAGGTAAGTCTTGGGAAATATTCGGAGAAATCATATATGTCAGCAGAAGACCAAGCAAATACAGCCGCAGATGTTAGACTAGCCGACTGGAGAGTACGACTATCATTGGCATCAACGGCTAATTATTTGTATAGGGCTGATCCACCTGGCATCATGGCTCCTCTAGCAAAAACAGACGGAGTTGTTTTTCCATATACTCCTACAATTAATACTTCATATGTAGCAAATTATGATGGTGTATTGCCAACTCATACAAACTTTAGAATTCAACAATATATGAATAGTGCAGTAGAGCAAGTAACAGTAACCGCAGACTTTACAGCACAAGACACATTTGAAGCAAATTACTTATTAGCATCAATACATTTTTTCAAAGCAATGACTAAAATGTTTTATGGACAAGACGAAAACCCAACAAACGGAACTCCTCCTCCATTAGGTTTCTTTTATGGATTAGGAGCATTTCAATTAGACAATCATCCTGTCGTTGTTACTAATTTTTCTTATAATTTACCCAATAATGTTGACTATATCCGAGCAACAAATACAGACGATGCATCTTCAACATCTAATCTTAATTTAATAGGTGGTCAACTGCAACCAGGTGGCAACAGGCCTCCTGCGACATTTATTGACACAGAAGATCAAGCAATCACATATGTCCCTACAAAAATTACAATAACACTTACATGCGTACCTGTTGTTAGTAGAAATACAATTAGTAATGACTTTAGTGTTAAAGAGTATGCAACAGGAAAATTATTACGCGGATCACAAAATGATAAACCAGGAATTTGGTAATGGCTACAAATAATATATACCCACCCTCAAGTCCATATAACAGAACAGAAGTCATTGATGGTAAATATTTAGGTATTATGGAACCGTTTCCAAAAATACCTAGATTGCAATCAGACGCATCTTTTACTATTACACCACAATATGAATTTAGACCTGATATGTTAGCAGAACATTTATATAATGATTCACGTTTATGGTGGGTGTTTGCGGCACGTAACCCCAATTTATTAGGACCCGATCCATATTTTAATTTTGTTTCAGGAGCAAAAATATATGTTCCTACTATGGATACTCTTAAAAGAGTATTGAGCATATAATGCCAAGTCCAACTGATGCACCTGGCAGAAGATTAAAAAACCCGTTAGGAGTTCTGTCTTCCTATACTTACCAATTAAGTCTGTATATGATTACTCCGGATGCATACGATGCTTTTAATGCAACAGGCAGAAGATCAATTAATGCATTAGCAGAAGCATCAGGGGAAGAGAACACGGGCGGTGCATATTTAATTGCACAATCAGGTGGCATCAATAATGATGCATCTCAAAGGGCACCAGGTTTTGATTTAGATTACTATATAGATAATTTTAAACTAAAACAAGCAATCAATGGTGCTGCCACACAATCGTCTACTAACACTTATTCAGTCTCGTTTGATATTATAGAGCCATATGGGTTTTCTTTCAACACAAAACTAAAAAGAGCCAGTGATCAATTACAATCATATTACAACGAAACAGGATATTCAGGTAATGGTGCAGTTGAAAATCCAAGCAGGCAGTTTTTTATTATAGGTATTAAATTTTTAGGTTACGATGCTAGTGGTAATTTAATATCAGGAGACCAAGATTTCGAAGGTGACGTGCTGGATCCAAATGCAAGTGGCAACTCTATTTTTCAAACATATTATGATATAAGTATTACAGGTATTAAATTTTCAATTGAAGGTGGTGCAACCAGATATGCATTATCAGGTGTAGCATTATCTCCTGGAAAAGCATTTGGTACAAAAAGAGGCAGAATAGATTCAACTAAAACAATTTCTGGTCAGACATTTGATCAAGCCCTGCAAGGAGGAGATCCAAATGCTGATCCTCCAATACCTGGTGTAGGATTATTCACACAACTTAATGCGATAGAAGCACAAAAGGTTCAAAATGGCGAAGCAGAATTTCCAAATGTATATCAAGTAAAATATGTAGGAGATGGAGTAGATGCTATTAAAGATGCTAGACTTATTTTGCCTACAGACACAGACAAAAGTAAATGGTGCGGACCAGACGGCGGCGCATTAAATACAGATAACGCAACTGATGCTGAAGCCGCGACAGCAGTACCAAACGATGCACATAGAAAAATAATATTTAATGGCGACACTACGTTTATAGAAATCTTTGATGAAATTCTTAAAGGCAGTGGTTATATGTATGATGCATTAAAAGCCATCTATAAAAGTCAGGCTACTCCTGACTTAACAACAGGAGAACAACCACAAGAAGATCCAGGCAGTGATACAAAAGTTGCTTGGTATAAAGTAACACCGGTTATTCAAAAAGCCAAATGGGATAGTATTGTAGTTGATTGGGCATATCAAACTCTTTTTATAATAGAAAGATATGAAACACCTATTGTTACTACAAGTGTTACAAACCCATCGACTGATTATTATGGTCCCCATAAAAGATATGAATATTGGTGGACCGGAGAAAACAGAGAAATTTTAGAATACTCACAGAAATTAGATAATTTATTTTACAATGAAGTATTAGGAAATGCAAATTTAAACGTTAAAACTGTCGACGGCGAAGCGGCGCCAGCCGATGAAAAAGGTAGAGGATCAGGCGGCGCCGCACAAACTCCAGTTGCAACAAACAAAAAAACATCTATGCCAACACTCAATGCTGTAGGTGGAGGTAGATCATCGCAGAATGAATATGTAACAAGTCTTTATTCTCCTGATTCTTATGCTACCGCAAAAATTAAAATATTGGGAGATCCTGATTTTCTAGTACAGGAACATCGGTCAGCAATAGATAACCTCTATCAAAGATTTTATGGAGACGATGGATTTAGAGTAACTGCAAACGGTGGTCAAGTCTTTATTGAAATTGATTTTAAAGAAGCAATAGATTACAATGGCGAAACAGGTGTAATGGATCTTAATGACTCTATTTTATTTTTCAGATATCCTACAGCAATAGAAGAACAAATTAAAGGGGTAAGTTATAAAGTCATAACTATAGATAGTACTTTTAGTGACGGGAAATTCACACAAGAATTATCCTGTGCAATTAATACATTCGCAGATCCTGAACCTATAGAAACATCAGGAGATGAAGCAGGAGCACAAGAACAAGGTGAAAGTGAAAATAACGAAGGAAACGATGATACATAATGGCTATTGATGTTTTTAAGCCCAGAGGGAAATTAAAAAAGAATCAACCCGGAGCGGGAGTAGCCTCTGTAATCGATGTACCTATTCTTTGTACAGTAATGAGTACTGTCGATCCTACACACCAAGGACGTATTGCTGTTTATCCTTCTGAAAATTTAGACAAAGATGCATACAATGCTAACAACTGGCTATGGGTAGGTAGACTTGCAACTTTTGCAGGGCAAACAGCGCCTTTAGGTCCAGACGAGATAGGAGAGTATGGATCATATACCCAAAACCCTAGTTCTTATGGACAATGGAATGCACCACCAGATAAACAAACTCAAGTTATTTGTATATTTGTTAATGGTGATCCTAACTATGGATTTTATATAGGAACAATACCTAAACCAGAAACATTATCGATGATACCTGCGATAGGTGCATCGGAAAATGTAACTCTTAACGGAGCAGAAGCGGCGTCATATGGTGGTGCAACAAGATTACCCACTACTAATATCAACACAAACAACAAAGATATTGCAGACAGTGTTAATTATTTAAAAGACGCAAAACCAGTTCATAGTTTTACTGCATCTATTATGCAACAACAAGGTGTTCTAAGAGACAAGTATAGAGGTCCTATAGGCTCAAGTGCAACAAGAGAAGCATCAAGTAGAGTAGGGTGGGGCGTAAGCACTCCGGGTCGTCCTGTTTATATAGGCGGTGCAACAGATGAAGACATTGCAGGTAAATTAGGAGATGATCCACAAGACTTTAGAGTAGTAACAAGACGAGGTGGACACTCACTTGTCATGGATGATGGAGACATCATTGGTAGAGATCAATTAATTAGATTACGTACATCATTAGGTCATCAAATACTGATGAGTGATGACGGACAAATGTTATCTATCTTACATGCAAATGGGCAATCATATATTGAATTGGGAAAAGAAGGTACTGTAGATGTCTTTAGTACAAACTCTATTAACCTACGTACTCAGGGTGATCTCAACTTACATGCAGACGAAACACTTAACTTAAATGCAAAAAACGTAAACATAAACGCATCTGAAAATACTACAATGAATACTGATAAGGTATTTAAACAAAGAGTAGGAGAAGACTACAGTTTATATGCATTACAAAACTTAAAATTTAAAGCAGACGCCGCACTTGCAATGGCTGCTACCGGGCAAGTAGGAATAAAATCCGATGCTGAAATTTTTAACGAAGGTACAAAAATACATTTAAACGACGGAGCCGCAAGTTTATCACCAGATGAAGTTGAGCCTATAGAAGTTGTCATGCACCCAGACACATTATTTGATGATGTCAAGGGCTGGGCTGCCGCACTAGCAAAACTTCCAAGTATTACTTCACGTGCACCTGCTCATATGCCTTGGATGAATGCAAATCAGGGAGCAGATGTACAAGTTGACCCTTCAGCATCTGGCGCACTTCCTGCAGAACCACCAGAGACAGTAGCAGATTTAAATGCAGACTTGGCCGGAGATTTAGGAGGAACAACAGCCTTAACCAACCCTTCAACTGCCGCAACAATTAATGAAGTGGGTAGCATTAGTGATGCAATAGATAAAAATGCTACAGCACAAATGTTAGGTAGCATAGCACAAGATACTGCTTCAGATTTTGGTATAGGAGGGGCAGGAGGTCAACTTAAAGCGGTAGTTACAGACATTAACTCTGTTAATGGAGTTAATTCAACAACAGCCTCATCAACAGCAGTCATAGGTGTATTTGGTCAAACCCCATCGCAAATGGCGGCAGGCGGCATTCTTAAGCCAGGCGCCGATACTATGGTTAATACTTTGATTGCGGCGAACGCCGGGAAACTAGTTAGCAGTGAAAACGTACAAGCAAATGGTGATTTTGATGGCTTTATTAGTCCCGATAAATTATCATCAGTTATGCCATCAACTGCATTTACTGGAAAAGATGGTGTTAACACATTAGAACAATTTACAAATTCTACAGGAGCACAGGCAAAATCTTCAGTACAAGTATTACAGAAAGGACAAAAAGCATTACAAGAAATAAAAGCCATATCAGGTAAAGAAAACTCAGGCGGTATCGGGGCACTTGTACAGGGTACAGCAACAACATTAGCAGATAAAGGAAATGTAGCAGAAAATGCACAAGATGTAGGGAGCATAATTACCAGTTATAAAAGTCAAGGAAGTGATCTAAGTGTTTCAGGAGCCAAAGCCGAAGTACTATCAAAAATGAAAAGCGGTTCATCAGCAATGATAGCATCTGCTTTGTCAGGTGCCGGTGGTGGCATTGTATCAGCATTAGATACACTTAGTAACAGCGGTCTTGATTTACCAGGTGTCGGTGCCGATCTAAATATAGGAGCGGCGGCATCATCATTTAAATCTATCGTTAATTCATTCCCTGTTTTACCTGCTGACGTTCCTGTTGATTTAGTAGCAACTGCAGGCGCAGCCGCAGCCGGCGTCGCCGGAGCAAGTGCTGGTATGACGGGATTAGATTTAGCACTTGCAGACTCAATTGATTCAGACCTTGCAACGGCGTTGGGCGATGGAACGGCCCCATTCATTACACAAGGAGTTGTGCCTGATGCAGAATTAGGAACTAGACCTAGAGTAACTGACGGAATTACAGGCGTGTTAACGACTCAAGCAGGAGCAGTTGCCGCAATTGCCGCATCTGGTGACGATGCGGCTAAAGCCGCAATTAGCGAATCTATAAATGCCTTGAATGCTTCTGGAGTCAGTGCAGAAACTTTAGCAGTTCAAGGAACATTAGGAGCCGCGGCAAGGCAAGTACAACAAGGACAATCATCAAAAATTGCAGGAACTATCGCATCCGGTGTAAGTCAATTACCTGGTGGACAAAAACTAGCAGGCGCAGTTGTAAACAATGCTGTCGGTGCAGTTAATCCAATTGCAGACGGCATAGAAGATGTTACTGAAGGTCTAAAGGGAGTAGGGGCCTTGGCATTCAGCGGCAGCGATGTCGGCGCCGCTGTATGGGGTAATCAAAACTGGACTGGTTTAGGAGATGTCAAAGATACTTTTAGTTCTATGACAAAACAATTGACAGGTGCTATAGAGGGACCGCTTTCAAATGCGTTAAGTCCTGGAGCATCAGCCGCACTGCAATCTGCGTTGTCATCTTTGACTGCAGGTGGAGGGTCTACTATTAAACTACCTGTTGTTGCAGTCAATACATATGATCGATCTTCTATTACATCCTTAATAGATAGTGTGTTAGATCCAATTGTACCTAGACCTAACTTATTAGGAGAAATACCTCAAGGTACACTCACTGCGGCTAGCAATCTACTAGCAGTAAGAAAAGAACTGTCAAAAGATATACAAACATTAAGTGTTTTATCTAAAGGAATTGCTAAGAAACAAGCAAAACTATTTGAAGTACAAACAACGTTCCCTGCAGGGTCACCTGAAATTACAGCGGCTCAAGCGGCATACGAAGCGGCCGCAACATCATCTACATATACAAACTTGGTAACAAAAATCGAAGCCGCAGAAGCACTATTTGCTAGTATTGATGTAGACAATTCTGTTGCCCCAGCAACAAATCCATTCAGTGCTATAGAAAATAGTCTTAAGGCTTGGTCTAATGCTCAACTTGGAGGTGGGTATGCTACTGATCAGGATGGTGACGGTATATTAACACCCGGCGCCGAGGCTGCAGGCCCGGACAACGAAGATTATTTTAATGCCGCAATACTTGAAGGCATTCAAGGCTTGAACCCTAATGATTATGATGATACAACATACTCAAACATATTAGCAACTATTGCAAAAACATTTGTACCGAAGAAAAAGACACAATTTAAAACTGAACCCTTTACTACTGATTATACGCCTGTTATAACAGGATATCCTGCACCAGAAAATACAGTTGAAAGTGTCGAAGGCGAAGATATCGGAGATGGTCCACTAACATCAGATAACTCAGATGCTGATAATGTAGATGCAGGTGGTTCAGAAGGCGGAAGTGCAGGCTATACTGGTACAACAGGCGGCGGCGGCGGAGTTATTACAATCAATGAGAACTATGTTACTGGTTATCTAGGCGGTGCCTCACTTAAGTGGATTTATAATGGTAGTAAATGGGTACTAAAATAATAGGGTATAAATAGTATTATGGCAACTTACATAGGTTTTTCAACAATAAATGCAGACAAAGCACGAACAGTTAACCCTGTCCCGGCTATTGACGGGGAAGCCAACGGCATAACTAATCCTATAGTCTTTGGTAAAAAGTTCAGATTAACCGATGAACAACTTGTTATACAAGATTTAGTTAACGCACTTAATATTAGACGAGGAGAAAAAGTAGGTAAACCGAGTTATGGTACTACTTTATGGGATTTTGTTTTTGATCCTAACACAAGTGATGTTCAAACAGCCATACAAAATGAAGTTAGACGAGTTGCCGGATTAGATCCGCGTCTTACTATCAATACAATACTAGTTTCTCCTAGAGATAATGGCATTTTAATAGAAGTACAACTCTCTATTTCTCCGTATAATAATGCTGGAGACCTAGCATTATTCTTTGATTCTGAAACAAATACTGCCTCAGTAGTATAAAAAAAGTCGGTTTTTCCATAAAGATAAATACTTGAAACAGGGAAAAACTATGGCTACAAGTTCAAGGCAATCAGGACTCTTTGGAGTAAATGATTGGAAAGCAATCTACGAAACCTTTCGTGAGGCAGACTTTCGATCATATGATTATGAAACTCTAAGAAAAAGTTTTATCGACTATATTAGACTTTATTATCCTGAAACCTACAATGATTATATCGAAAGTTCGGAGTTCATTGCTCTACTTGATATCATGGCTTTTATGGGTCAAGGTCTTGCCTTTAGAAACGATTTAAACACACGTGAAAATTTCATCGACACGGCCGAACGCAGAGACTCTGTAGTAAAATTAGCAGACTTAGTTGGATACACACCTAAAAGAAACTCATGTGCATCTGGTTATCTAAAAGTATCTTCTATCAGAACAACTGAAAATGTTAGAGATGCAAATGGTGTCAATTTAAGTAATACTCCAATAAGTTGGAATGATCCGTCTAACACTAATTGGTTAGATCAAATGAACACGATATTCAATGCGGCTATGGTAGATTCGCAAAGAATAGGACGTCCAGGAAACAGTTCTGATATTTTAGGTGTTAGAACAAGTGAATATGGAATAAGATTGCCAGAAGGAACAATGCCTATTGTACCTTTTACTTCACAAGTAGACGGTAAGGGTATGAATTTTGAATTGGTAAGTGCAACGTCATTAGATGAAAATTATGTCTATGAACTTCCACCTAAACCTACTAATAAAATTAATATGTTATATAGAAATGACAGATTAGGTTTTGGTAGTCCTAATACAGGATTTATGTTTTTCTTTAAACAAGGATCATTGACTCCTTTTAATTTTAATTTCCAGCAACAAATTTCAAACCAAACAATTAATGTTGATGTTGCAGGTGTCAATGAAACTGATACATGGTTGTATCAATTAAACGCGGATAACACATTAGGTTCATGGACACAAGTAGAAAATGTTTATGCTGATGCTTACTTACAAACTGAGTCAAGTAACAAGAAAATATTTTCTGTAAACTCACGTGTAAACGATCAAGTCACATATGTATTTGGTGATGGTGTGTTTTCAGAAATGCCCGTAGGTAATTTTAGAGCATATGTAAGATCAAGTAACGCACTAACATATACTATTGACCCTTCAGAAATGAACGGCGTAAGTGTTTCTATTAACTATGTTGATCGAACAGGCAGTACTCAGACTCTATCTATAAATTTTCAATTGCCTGTTGCAGTAACAAATGCACAAGCAAGAGAACCATTAGCACAAATTAAACAAAGAGCACCGACAAGATATTACACACAAAATCGAATGGTTAATGGTGAAGATTATACAAACTTCCCATACACTTTATATAACTCTATTATTAAGTCAAAAGCAATTAATAGAAGTTCAGTTGGTGTATCTAAAAACTTAGACTTGCTTGATCCAACAGGAAAGTATTCAAGCACAAATTCGTTTGGAGATGACGGAGCACTATACCAAGATAACGTAGATGGATTTTTAACGTTACAAGTAAATAATACATCAGATATTATTCAATTTTTTACAGATGATTTAGCATCTGTACTTGCATTAAATCGTGCTAATCAATATTACATTCAAAATTATACTCGTTATGCTTATCCAGGCACAGGTGGTGGAAATACTTTATATTGGAAAACAAGTTCAGTTGATGCATCAAGTGAAACAGGATATTTTTACTCACTTGACGGAACAATAGAACGACCTCAACCTATAGGAACATTTACAACGACCAATGCAAAATATGCAACTAAAGGTGCGTTATTAAAATTTAATGCACCTACAGGGTATTATTTCGATGCAGACAATCGTTTAGTTGCAGGTGTACCTACAGGTGGAGAAAAGAATTATATATGGTCAACAGTATTAAATGTTGTGGGTGATGGTAATAATAACGGAGAAGGAACATTTGCAAACGGTCAAGGACCAGTAACAGTAAATGGATATGTACCCGATGGCGTAATACTTACAGAACTTATTCCTGTATTTGATAACTCTTTGTCTTCTGAGATTATACAAGAAGCAATTCTTAAAATTGAATTACAACAAGACTTTACTTTAATTTTTAATAATTCATTATTAGTTAACCAAGAACGTTGGTCAATTGGTTCTGCATCAAATGCAAATTATTTTGTTAAGTTTACAAGTTTAGGAAACAATCGTTATACAGTATCTTACCGATCACTTACATATTATTTTGGTAGTGTTGCAGATACAAGATTTACTTATAGCAAAGATGAATTAGTATATGATCCGTTTACAGGTAAAATTATACAAGACTTTATTAATGTATTAGGTATTAATACAGTGTTTAATACAGCAACCGCACTAGGCGCAGACACTAAAGTTAATATATTAGGACAAACTGTCGAAAGTGATGGATACGTCAATGACTTCCAAGTTGAAGTTGCCGCAACTGATGTCAACAATGGTCAATTAATATTAGACCCTGACTTCTTTAATGATATTACTGGGTATGTAAATAACGGAGCCAATACAGGCGTTTATGTTTTCTTTAGAACAATAACAGATCCAGTTAATTTAACCAGACAATTAATCGTACCAAGTACAGATGTTGTTTATACTTATGGAACTAAAAATCAAATTGAAATTGTTAAATATGAATTCCCTGTAGGACAATTATTTTATGCCTTTAATGAAAACAAATTTTATAAGTCGGTACAAGATCCTACAATAACAACGCCTAATTATATTATGACTGAACAATTAGATTATTCTATTAAATCAGGCAGACAAGGATTAGACTATCAATATAGACATAATGCTAATAACACTACACGTATTGATCCGGCGACAACAAATATTATTGATCTTTATGTAGTAACACAATCATACTATACTGCATACAGCAACTATATTAAAGACACAACGGACACAGTTAAAGAACCTGAACAACCAACATTAAATGAATTGAATACTGAATATCCTTTAGTACAAAATTATAAAATGCTATCAGACTCAGTTATATTAAATAGTGTCACGTTTAAGCCATTGTTTGGCCCTAAAGCAGATCAATCATTAAGAGCAACTATTAAAGTGGTGAAATCACAGTCAACAAATGCATCTAATAGTGAAATAAGAAGTTCTGTATTAGCAACAATGGATAACTATTTTGATATCAACAATTGGAACTTTGGCGATACTTTTTTCTTTTCAGAATTAAGTGCGTATCTACATGAACAAATAGGAGAATTAGTGAGTTCAGTTATACTTGTTTCAGATGATCCAGAAAAATTATTTGGTGATTTATATGAAATTAAATGTAGACCGTATGAAATATTTGTAAATGCGGCTACTACAGAAGATATAGTAATTGTTCCAGCATTAACTCCTGCGACAATGCAGTCTTAAGGTTGTAAATAAAATATGGCACAAAAGATCAGGACATTAGAGTTTTTACCAGAGATATTTAAAACCTCTACCAATGCACAGTTTTTAGGTGCAACATTAGATCAGTTAGTCAATGAACCCAAAACAGAAACGTTGCAAGGTTATGTTGGAAGTAAGTTTGGTTATGGTGTTAACGCAAAAGATTACTATGTAACTGAACCAAACAAAACAAGAACAGATTATCAACTTGCACCCGGTACTGCATTCTTAAATGAAAACCAATCTACTGCTAAAGACTTTTTAACTTATCCAGAACTTATTGATGCATTACAACTTAAAGGTGGAGTAACATTAGATAATTCTCGTTTGTTTAATAGTCAATTTTATTCATGGGACTCTTTTACAGACTTAGATAAATTAATTAACTTTAATCAGTACTACTGGATACCAGACGGTCCCCCAGCAGTTACAGTTGCTAGTGCAACAGTATTTTCAGAGTCTGATTATATTGTAACAGACACAGCAAATGCATATAGTATTAGAGCATTAGGTACTGCATCAGGTTCTCTTAATCCTACTCTTACTTTATTACGTGGCGGGTCATATAGATTTGCAATCAACCAAGAAACTCAATTTTGGATACAAGGTGTACCTGGTGTTACGGGCATGGACGGTGCACAAAACACAAGAGAAATTTTAGGTGTTAACAATAATGGTGCGACTTCAGGTTATGTAACATTTACTGTTCCTAGTAGAGAAGCACAAAATGACTTTTTGTTCCCCGGAGAAAACACAGTAGGTGTTGTTAGTACAAAACTATTTTCAGAAATTAACGGCTTAACAGTTAGTCAAGTAGGAAACATTGATGGTGTAACGTCATTAGAAGGTCTTACTGTTATGTTCTATCAAACAGAAGAACCTAACGAAGTAGGATTTGTTCAATCATTCTTTGATGAGAGTGGAGCAAACTATGATGTCAATCTAACATCACCAGAGATTGTTGCTCCTGTAACATTAGCAATTGATGAAACTACAACATCACAACTTAAATTATCATCTGGAACAACAGATGATTTAGTTGCTAATCAGACTGTTACCTTTACAGCAGTACCTGCAAATGATCCGTTAATTGGTGGATTAGATGTAGATACGATTTATTATGTAAAAGATATTATCGATTCAACATCCTTTACTATTTCATTAACACTAAACGGTCCAACATTAACCTTAGTTGCTGAAACAGGTTCAATGGTAGCAAACATTAATGAAGGTTTGTGGGAAGAAGGTTTTTACACAAATGTTAATGAAAATTTTTATACAATCACATACGTAGGAGATTCATCAGATCCTACAATTCGTTTGATTCCGGCTGGAGTTATTCCAACTGAAGAAAAAATTACTGCTCAATTTGGTACAGAATTTATTGGCTTAGATTTTTATAGATCACTAAGTGGTGAAATTACAAAGATACCTTATCTTTCAGCATTGTTAGATACATTATATTACCAAGATGGCACAAACCCAAATAAAGTTGGTACAATTAAATTAATTGAAAGTAATTTAACAAACACATTAAACGTTGACGAAGATATTATAGGTCAAAAAACATTTACATCAACAAATGAAGTTGTATTTACAAACGGATTAAAAGTACAATTTGACGGAGACGTTGTACCGTCAAAATATTTGACAGGTGAATATTATGTTCAAGGTGTTGGCGAATCTATTAATTTGATTCCTACAACAGACCTAACAGTACCTGAGGATTTTACAGGAACAAATTATATTCCTTATGACTCGTTGCCATATTCGATTGGTAACTTTGATACAGAATTGTTTATTCCTGTCGACCAAGATTATATTACAATCGGTAGAAACTCTATTAACAGAAATGCATGGTCACGTTCTAATAGATGGTTTCACATTGATGTCATAAATGCAACTGCTGATTATAATGAAGATCCGTCGATTGTTACGACTTATGCAACAGGAGCAAACAAAGCAAAACGTCCGATTATTGAGTTTTATCCAAACTTAAAACTATTTGATGCTGGTACAAATGCCAAAGCACCAGTAGACTTTATTGATACAAGAACAACAAATGCATTTGATCAAGTTGCAAACAAACAACAATATTATCCTGACATCGAAACATATACAAGTTACACTGCGACAATTGCAGGGGTTACAGGAACCAGCACAACGATTACTATTCCTACAGCAGATATCTTTACATCATTTGATGTTAATATGTATGTAACAGACTCTAACTTTGCATTACCAAACAACACGCAAATTACCAATATTGAAGAAGTTGGTACTAATACTGTTTTAACAGTTGAGTTTGCTAACTCAACAGTAGTTGGTCAAACAAACGTATCAATTGTAGGTAGTGACACAACAGTAAACAATTATGAATTATTCTCTGGTGCAAGAATTGTTTTTACAGCAGACACTAATTTAGAAGTTAGAAATAAAATTTATGTTGTTGGTTTCTCAACGATTACATTTGGATCTACACCAGTTATAACTTTGACTGAAGCAGAAGATTCTCTTTGTTTAGTTGACGATCAAACAGTAGCACTCAGAGGATATAATTATCAAGGTTCTACTTTTTGGTTTGATGGAACAGCATGGGAAGAAGCACAACAAAAACTTACAGTCAACCAAGCACCGCAATTTGATATCTTTGACAAAGACGGAGTATCATTTGGAGATGCTTCAGTCTATCAAGGCACATCATTTTTAGGTAATAAACTATTTGCTTACGGTAGAGGTACAGGAGTCAACGATGCTATACTTGGCTTCCCATTACGTTACTCGGCAGTAGACAATGTGGGAGATATTAGTTTTGATTGCTCTCTTAATGTTGACTCTTTTTCATATGTTACTGGATCAACGCCAGTAACTGAAAAAGTCAATACAGGTTACGTGTATAATTATACTACACGGACTGACAAAACACGTGAGTTGGGCTGGCAAACAGCACTTGCCCCCTCAGTTCAGTATCAAATATTTGAATTAGAATATAGTAAAGGGTCCGAAGCCTCGTTCACGTGTGATGTTGCTGTGATTCCTGAGTCTGATGACTCATGGCCACGCATACAAGTGTATGTAAACAATGTGTATCAATTAGAGTCTACATACACAGTTACTGAAACAGACACGACAACAAAAATTAAATTAAATACTGCACCAACAGTAGATACACCTGTACAAATTTTAGTACTCAGTAATCAAACATCTGATACTGCATATTATAGTATACCTATTAATTTAAGTAACAACCCTTTTAATACAGATTTAGAAATTGCAGACATTGGTGACATTAGATCACAATACCAAGACATCTTTATTAACAATCCAAACTCAGAAGGTACAATCTTTGGATCAAACAATTTAAGAGACTTAGGTAATTTAGTGCCGTACGGCACAAAGATTATTCAAAACTCTGCATCATTGGTATTGCCTAGTGTGTTCTTGCGTAAGTCTGAACATAATTTGTTTAATGCACTCCAATACAATTCTGATCAATATATTCAATACAAGCAACAACTTGTAAAAACTGTAAATGATATCGAATGGGAACGTAGATTTGAACCTAGTTATATTTTAGATACAGCATTAGAACAAATGGTATCAGCAAAGTCTGAACAAGATTCTTTCTTTTGGTCAGACATGTTACCATCACAAGCACCCTACAAAACAAATACATATACGTTTGCAAACGCATTGCAAGAGTCCATTTACCCTCTAGCCCAAACGTATGACTTTACTAAAGCAAATTATAAAGGTGTCTTAGTTTATCTCACAAGGACAACTTCAGGCGTTACTACGACATCTCAGTTGATTAGAGATGTAGATTATGTTGTATCAACAACTGCGCCTTCATTGACAGTAACAAAAGATTTACAAGCAGGTGATGTTGTTACTATTAAAGAATACAATCAAACATATGGTAACTTTGTACCTAACACTCCTAGTAAATTGGGCATGTATCCTAAATGGAAACCTGAAGTAGTATTAGATCCGAATTATCAAACACCAACATATATGTTGAGAGGACATGATGGGTCGTATACATCTTTGTATACTATTGATTATACTCCAGAAACAGGTCTTACTGATTTTAGAGATCAAGCATTATTAGAATTTGAAACTAGAATTTATAATAATATTAAATTAAGCACACTTGTTCCTATTGAACGTTATGAAGTGCTACCTGGATTCTTTAGAGAGTCAACATATTCGACTGAAGACTATTTAAAAATTTACAGTTCACAGTTTTTAAATTGGGCTGGACAAAATAGAATCGATTATAAAACACAAACAGGATATACCAAAAGCAATCAATTTAGTTGGAACTATTTTCAATCAGGAAATAAACTAACTAATACACCAATTGATCAAGGTTATTGGAGAGGTATCTATGAATATTTCTATGGAACATCTCAGCCAAACATAGCACCATGGGAAATGTTAGGATTTACTGAAATGCCTAGTTGGTGGACTAGTCGTTATGGACCTGCTCCGTACACAAGTGAAAACGGTATTATGTGGGGAGACATCGAAGCAGGTATTATTTATAATGCAGGTGGAACAACAAGTATTACTATTGATGAATTAAAACGACCAGGCTTAAGCAAAATTATTCCTGTAGATGAACATGGTGATCTTTTATCTCCGTTTGATGCACTAGTAGGTGCATATGATTCTAACACTCTACAACGTGATTGGAAAGTAGGAGATGACGCTCCGGCAGAATTCTCATACAGAAGAAGTTCATCTTATCCGTTCGACTTAATGCGAATATTTGCATTAACTAAGCCTTCACAGTTTTTTAACTTAGGAGCAGACTTAGACAACTACAAATTTAACACAGAATTTAATCAGTATCTAGTAAATGATCGAAGTCATTTAAACATTAGTGCAATTGATATTTATGGAAACGGTACCGCAAAAACAAGTTATATAAACTGGATTGTTGATTTTGAAAAACAACAAGGCGTGGATGCAACTGTAGATATTACAAGAGTATTAAACAACGTAGATGTTCGTTTAATTTATAGACTAGCAGGCTTTAGTGATAAGACATTATTAAAATTCTTTGTAGAAAAAGCAACGCCTAACTCTGATAATTCATCATTGTTGATACCAGATGAAAGTTATGCTGTATTGTTACACGACAATCAACCTAACGATCAAATTAAATTTTCAAGTGTTCTAATTCAAATTGTACCAAACGGTTGGAAAGTATTTGGTAATTCACAAGATCAAGCATACTTTACTACCGATACTCCTATTAGTAATGGAAACAAAAGTAAAGTCGAAGTAGACGAATATGTAGTTGAAATTGCAAACGACTATACCCAATCCAAAACAGATGAAAAAATTGTCCCTTACGGTACACAGTTCTATACATATCAAGCCCTTTCACAATTCTTAGCAAGTTATGGCGCTTGGTTACAACGTAAGGGTATGAAGTTTGATTTAATTGAAAACGGTGCAGAAATAAATTGGAACACAATGATACGAGAGTATCTCTATTGGACACAATTTAATTGGGAAAACGGGTCAATTATAACAGTCAATCCGTCTGCACAAAATTTAAAAATTGAAAAAGATAGTCTTGTTGTTCAGCCACTTACAGTCGAACAAGATAACTTTTTATTAAATCAAAACTTGTATCCTATTGCAACTAAAGATTTAGCAATAGAAAGATTAGACACTAAGTTCCAAGTTAAAACTTTGAATGTAGGCGATACTATGGGATATGGTCAATTCAATATGTCTAGTATCGAACATGGTATTGTATTCGATAACAATACAGTTTTCAATGATGTCATTTATAATTTGGTAACAGGCTTAAGACAGAATCGTATTTACTTACGCGGTACTAAAACTGCTGAATGGAATGGCACAGTTAATGCTTCTGGTTTTATTCTTAACCAAGATAATATTAAAGAATGGCAAGTTGCATTTAAATATGCAAAAGGTGAAATTGTTAGATACAAAAACAAATATTTTATTGCTAATAAAACAATCGAACCAAGTGCCACATTTGTAGAACTTGACTGGACAGAAACAGATTATAATGACATACAAAAAGGCTTGTTGCCTAACTCTGCAACACGTTCTTATGAAAGTACACTGTACTATAATAGTACAAAAGCAAACTTAGAAAACGATGCTGATCAATTGTCATTTTCATTAATTGGCTTTAGACCTAGAGATTATTTGGCAAGTGTAAATTTATCAGATATTACTCAGGTAAACGTTTATAAAAATTTAATTGAAACTAAAGGTACAACAAACGCAGTATCAGCATTTAAAGGAACGCAATTACCTACTGGTGGCATTGATTATGATGTTTATGAAAACTGGGCTATTCTGTCTGGAGAGTTCGGCGGAACATTAAACAACAATTTTGTTGACTTTAAATTAGATCAAGCAAAATTAACAGGTAATCCAGGGATTGTATCTTTAACTGAAGGTATGCCAACAATTGGCTCTCAACAAGAAGTATCAGTACACAATTTATTTAACTATGCAAGACCTATTGAAGGTCCTAATATTTTATCTACATTACAAAGTGAAGACCCACTAAGTCTTTACCCTACTGCAGGTTTTGTAAATTATAACGATGTCAAAATGGCCGCTTATGACTTTAGGTCTTTAAGTAATAGAGCAACTAATGTTAATGGTAGACGTATTCCTCTTCAGCAATTTTATGTAAGAGATTATATGTGGATTGCTAACTTTAAAGAACACTGGAGAGTCTATTCAATTAAGCCAGTTGGACAAGTTTCACAAGTACAACCAAATAATGACAATACGACTACAGTTACATTTAGACAAAGACATGGCTTGTCGGTATTAGATGCAGTAGCATTTATAGAAGTATCACCAAATGTTAATGGATATTATATTGTAACTAAGGTTCCTAATAATAATCAAATTATAATTAACTTAACATTAGATTTAGAAAATGCATCAACGTTTCCAATTAATGCATCTGGATTAGGATTGACATTTGTTGATCAACGTGTATCAAAGCCAGGAGAAATTGTAGATTTAGATTTACTTGAAGCAGAGTTTTCAAAAAATACTGTTTGGGTAGACGAAGCAAGTGATGGCGATTGGGGAGTATATCGTAAATCAATTAATTATAGTTTAACAAACAATTTAAATCGTACTGATGGACAAGAGTTCGGTAGTTCGGTAGCATACACTCCAAGAATGGGTTATTTAATAGGAGACTCAGCCGCAGGTAAAGTTTATCGTTATGGTTTAAATCCTCAAACAAATGCATTTGATGAAGACACCGGAAGTCTTTTAACAGAGTCTGCATCATTCGGTACAGCAATTGCATACTCTGATAATTTATTTGTTATTAGTGAACCCGAAACATCATTAACTACATCAACACTTAGAATTTATACTTTAAATGATTCTGTATTAACTGATGACATCTTAGAGTTGCAATCTTTTACAGCAACATTTAGTTCAGGTACAAGTCTTGCAATCAGTAATGATCAAAACTTTATTTTTGCTGGTAACCCTAGTAATAATTCAGTACAAGTATATGGAAGACAACGCATACCTTTAACTGCAGGGTACTTTAATATAGGTGAAACATATGAAATTACTGCTGTAGGAACAACTGACTTTACAGCAATAGGTGCTGTAGAAAACAAAGTAGGAATAATTTTTAATGCAACTGGCGTAGGAACAGGCACCGGTACAGCAAATCAAATTTCATATGAGGCGTTAAGTGATATCGATGGCACTCTCGCCCCAGTTAATGCAACTGCAGGAGATAACTTTGGTTTTTCTGTAAGTTGTGATAGCAATGGAGACACTATATCGATTGGCGCGCCTAATACCCCTTCTCCAACTTCAAAAGTTAATTGGGGTAAGAATTTTGTGTACTCACGTTTAGTACAAAATATAGAATCACAATACACTGCAATACCCAATCAACCACAACAGTATCCATTAGCATGGACTACATCGTTTACAAGTAGAAGTGCAAGTGCAGTAGCATCAAGTGTTATTACTGCTAACGCAACAATGACAGGATTTAATAATAATGATCCTGTAGCATTCAATGAAGGCGGAGATTTTGGAGATACAGGAATTACACCTAATCAAGTCTATTACTTGTCTGATATTTCTGGTAACACATTTAAATTAAAAGAAAGCAGATCAAGTTCTTCTACTTTAACATTTACGAATGATACTGTTAACTTTGATATCTACGTACAAACAGAACCTTTACTAGTTTCGGTAAATGGCACAGTTGTTGATGACGACAATTATGCAGTTGGTGGCGGTACATCAGACTTTAGATACTTTGGTGATATTAGAGCAGGAGACATTATTAATATTAGTACTCGTAATATTCAATGGGTACAGACAATGGTGTCATATGCTGATGAAAGAGTTGGTACATTTATGGGTTATGATTCTGACATGACTTCATATGGTAGTGAACTTTTAATAGGTGCACCCGGTGAAATAAGAATCAACGGCGAAAAACAAACAGACGGTACTGTTTATAGATATACTAATGGCGGAGGCAAATATGGCACTGTCATAGGTACTAGTGATTGCTTACTTACAGCCGATAGAAAACTACTAATTAATGGTTATCTTGTAGAGTTAGCAAGTGGTAGCAATGCAACAACGGTTGCAAATCTTATCAATCAATATGGTATTACAAATATAACTGCAAGTGCATCCGATGGTAAACTTATTATTTCAATCATTGATGCAAGTTTAGCATTAGTAAATGAAAAATTATTATTACAAGCACCGAATACAAATACATTCAGTGAACTTGGATTAGAAATATATTCAGAAACACAAACAATCTTTGCACCTCATAATGTAAGCAGAACATTATTTGGTAACACAATTAAATTTAATGAAAGTGATTCAGTAGTAATTTCTGCGCCAGTATCAACAAGATTTTTAGCAACTACGTTTGACTTTATTGATGATGAAAATTTAGACAACGATACAATTTTTGATAACAATGCAACTCGTTGGGTAGATACATGGGATAATGCAGGCGCACTTTACATGTATGATTATCTTGCAAACTACAACGGATCAATTGCTGATCCTGGCAAGTTTATATATGCACAAAACTTAAATAGCCAAGAGCAAAATTATGGCTTTGAACCTCAATACGCAACTGCATTAGACTTTACTAACAATCAAGTTATTATTGGTACACCGAACTTAAGTGTCGGTGACTTAGAAGGACAGATAACACTATTTAAAAATTCAGGTACTGCTAAAGACTGGGCACTTTATAGACAGTCTTCCCCTATAGTAGACATCAGTAGAATACAAAATTCACAAGTTTATAGTGCAGAAACAAATGATACATTAATCAATTTAGATTATATGGATCCGATGCAAGAAAAATTATTAGGTGCAGTCAGAGAAAATATCGACTATATTAATAGTGTCGATCCAGCAACATATAATAGTGCTGTAGGAGAACTAAATTCAGGATTAACTTGGGGTGCAAATCAAAAGGGTCATATTTGGTTTGATACATCAAAAGTAAGATGGATGAATTATCATCAAAATGATGTAGCATACAATGCTAGGTTTTGGGGTAGAGTATTCCCAGGCTCTCAAGTTGCATGTTATACTTGGGTAAAATCAACTAGACCACCCGCACAATATCGTGGCCCGGGCGTACCGAAATCAAATACAAAGTATAGTGTTGAAACAGATATTAATGCAACCAACACTGTTCAACCTTGTTACTATTTCTGGGTACGCAATACAAATGTAGTAGAAACATCTATAGGCAAAACATTAAGTGATGCTACATTGCAAACATACATTGCTAATCCTACTAGATCCGGCATCGCATACTTTGCACCTTTATTACAAAATACGTTTGCTTTATATAATACACAACCTTATATAAACACAACTGATAGTGTATTCCATATAGGATATGCAGAAGGAAACAATGACGATCCTTCACACCAAGAATTTAATTTAATTAAAGCCGGTGAGCCAGATGATTTCTTACCGGGTCTACCTAAATTCGGTCCACAAACTTCAACTAACAGACCAGAAGGTCTTTATGATCGTTTACTAGATTCATTATCGGGTGTAGATGAAGTGGGTGAAGTTGTACCTAATCCATATTTACCAAAAGCAGTGCAGTCAGGAGTATTAGCACGTCCAAGACAAAGTTTCTTCTTTAGTAGATTCTTAGGGTTAAAAAATTATTTAGAATATGCAAACAAAGTTCTTGCTGAATATCCAATTTCAGAAACAAGACAAGATGCAACATACTTATTTGCTACTGGAGAATTTTACGACACAGCAGATTATTGGCAGTATGTTAATTGGTGGTTACCTACAACTAACCCTGTAGGACAATATAACAACAATACTAAATCAACGGTTAGTGTTGCAACCTATGCAGACCTTGCAAAACTAAATGTAGATATAAACACTATTGCTACAGTAGAAGCAAACGGCGACAGTAAATGGGAAATGTATCGTTACGATGGTAACAGTGTTTGGACTCGTATAGGTTTAGAAAACGGAACAATACAATTTAAAACATATCTTTGGGACTACGCCGCAGGCAAAACAGGTTTCGGAGATAATTTCTTTGACACAACAGATTTTGATGAATATCCAAGTGAAGAAACACGTTGGATTATTCGTGCATTAAACGAACAAATTTATATTGATGAATTAGTTGAATTTAGAAACAAGTCATTAATTATTTTGTTTGAATATATTCAAAGTGAAACAGATGAATCACAAAACTATTTACCTTGGTTGAATAAAACATCGTTAGTAGATGTATCTCATGTTATTAGAGAACTAAAACCAATTCAGAATTATCAACAAGACAACCAAGAGTTCTTGTCTGGGTATATTAATGAAGCAAAACCCTATCATGTAGTAATTAAAGACTTCTTATTTAAGTATACCGGTATCGATACATATGCAGGAAACATAACAGACTTTGATTTACCTGCTGAATGGAATGAGTCAACTCAATCTTATATTTCTCCTCAATTAGTATACGAAAACGTTGACGGAACAAATGAATTCTTACCAACTGACGCCATATGGCAAAAAGAACAATATCAAAATTGGTATAACAACTATGGATTATCTATAGTTGGACAAACAGATTACGAAATAACTGAATTAAATGAATATATGACAATTGGTTCAGTTTTAATAATGGTAGATAATGCTCAGGGTTTCCCGATTAACGGCACAATACAAATAGATGACGAAATTATAAGTTACTCTTTTGTTGATCGTGCTTTAAATACTCTTGGTGGATTACAAAGAGGCTTAAACGGAACTACTCCGACTACACATTTACCTGGCGCAAAAATTATTATTGATTTGCCTGCAGTGGTAATACTTGACGGTGGAAAAAATTATATAGAACCGCCCAAGATAACAGCATACATTGATTTAGAAAAATATCCAGCACCAAGAGTTGAAGCAGAACTTGAAGCAGTAATGAGTGTTGATAGTGTAATCAGTGTGAACGTAATAAATCCCGGAGAAGGGTATGCTGTATTACCAGAAATTAGAATTGCACCAGCAGAGCAATATTTCTTTACTAATGATGATATTAACTCTACGTTGCACACGATTAAATTGTTTGCACCAAGTTTGCAAACTGGTAATTTAATACAATATAAAGATGATAGTACTACTGGAGCCTCAGTAGATAGATTAGTCAACGGACAATGGTACTACATCAATGTATTAGAAACAACTCCAACAACTATAGTTGGATTGTATACTAGTTATGATGATGCAGTTAATGAAACAAATAGAGTAAAACTTAGTGCAGGAAATACAGACGGTGACTTTGCTCTTAATTTGGGTGCAAAAGCATCTGCAATTACAAGTTCAGTACCTACAAGAGAAAATGAAATTGCAATCCGTTTTGATAGAACAACTTATACTAGCCAAATTTTAGATTGGGAAGCAAATGTTTTTTATGGTTCATTCTTTGCAGGGTCTTATTTTAACAGTGAAAACGTTTCAAGTTCGTCTATCTCATTACAAGCAACACAACCGCCGATAGCAGACATATCTGCATCAGCCCAAGGTGCAATTTTTGAAATAGTTAATGTTACTAATGATAATGACGTTTATTATACAGAATTTAAACGCACAGTAGAGTTAACAGAAGCAACAGGCAATCTTATTAGATTAGATCCTTACGATGAAAACAATGGTGAACTTAATGCATCAGGCTCAACTATAGGTTTTTATGTAGGTATGCCAATTAAATTTACTGGAGCAGTAATCGGTGGCATTGTTGATGAGCAAGTCTATTATGTAGAGTCTGTTGTCAATGTAACAGACTTTACAATCAGTGAAACACCCGGTGGAGCAGTTAAAACTCTACCAGATGCAACTGCACCAAGTGCAGGTATGTTTGCATATGCAGGTGAAGTCACGGATACAGCAGTAGTTACTCTTAATTACCCAGGCTTACTGACAGCAACAGCAACAGAAGCAGTTACTAACAAAGTTACTATTCCACAAAGTGTTGTAGGTACAGGCGGCACTGATGGATTTTATCAAGGCATTTCATTATTCTTTACTGGTGACGTATTTGGCGGCATAGAAGAAAATGATGTATACTATGTAACAACAGTAGTAGACGAGCAAACAATCACGTTAGGTACTACAGAAACGGCTCTGACAACCACAGTGAGTGCTACAACTGCTACCACAGATGTTATTACTGTTGCTGACACTACAGGCTTCTCAGTAAATGATCCAGTTATATTTAATATGATGCTGGATGCAAGTGGTAATAAAATTACAGACTTTGGCGGAATTACATCAGGTACAGTATACTATGTAAATGAAATTGTGTCAACAACTGAATTAAAAATTGGAGTTAGTGTAAACGTATCGCCACTAACCTTATCTACAGTAACAACAGGCTCAGCATTATTAACCAATCAGAAAGATACAGTAGAATTAAGTACAGCAACTGGTTCTATGTTAATGCACGTTTCACTTCCCGTATCACCGGGTCAGGTTGACGGCCAGAAGTTTACAATGTATAATACGTCTGCATACTATACAGACATCAATACAGGAGTGTTAACAAATACACTTGATAGAACATGTTATGCTACTATTGCAGGTGACAACGCACAAGGCACAGACAACAGAATTGCATTAAGTGACCAAGACAAAGGAACATTTAATTTTTATGCCGGGATGCCTATTGTCTTTAATTCTGTTCCAGGCGGATCAGGACTTTCTACTGGTGTAACATATTACTTGTTTGATTTTTCAACAGACGGAGATGAAAGTACATACATAAGTGTAGATTGTACATCTACTTCATCAAGTACAAATAGAATTACATGTGCAGATACTTCTTCACTATGGGTAAACATGCCGATCACATTTACGGGTGTCGGTTTAGGTAATATTATAGTTGGAGATGAGTATTATGTCAAGTCGATTGATAATGCAACTCAATTTACAATCTCAGAACTCGTAGGCGGAAGCACATTTGTATTACAAAATGACAATGGTCCAATGATTGGTACTGGTAACCCTTGGATTAGATTATCAACAACATCAGGTGGAACACAAGATGTTACTGTATCAGACACGAACACTACATTTAGTTTATCTCAAGCACCAACAACAGATGCAATCTTTGATATAGGATATAAATTAGGTGGTTATAGAGTAATTTTATCAAATGCAGGTGAAGGATATGCAATCGATAATATTATCACTATTGCAGGAACAGAATTAGGAGGAACATCTCCTCTCAATGATGCTACTTTGCAAGTCAATGAGGTTGACGATGACGGCGCAATTACAAGTTTGATAGTATCAGGTGAACCCAACGATCTTACAACAGATTATTATTTAAAAGTTATAAGTCAAAATCAATTAGAAGTGTATTCAGATGCAAGAATGACTGTGCCAGTTACTGGTATCGGATTTGACTTTAATGGATTTACAACAACTGATGTAACAGGTTGCACATCGGGCACAGATTCAATTACATTAACAGATGTAACTGGATTTTCATTAAATGATGAAGTAATATTTGCAGGAACAATACCGAGCAATTCAATCGATGCAGAAGTATCAACGTCTTACTACATTAAAACAATTGATACAAGCACAAATGAAATTACAATATCAACAAACCCAGGTGGTACTGCGGTCAATGTAATTACAACAGTTTCTATTACAGGTCTTACTTTATCTAAACCAGGTAGTTATGCATTCTTACCAGAACCATTCTACTTTAATCAGTCTATTATCAAATACTTAGATAGGGTTTATCGTTGTGTTATTTCTAACAACGACCCAGAGTTTGTTATTGGTAAGTGGGAAGAATTAAGATCAGACAATAGAATTTTAAATGCACTTGACAGAGTAGAAGGCTATTATCAACCTAATATCAATATGCCAGGCGTTGATTTAAATCAATTATTTGCAGGAACAACATATCCAAATGCAGTTTATTTAGGTAATGCATTTGCACCTGAAGATCAGTTTGCAATAGACACTATATTAAAAGATGAGCCGTTCTATCCAACAGGAGTTTCAATTACAGGTGTTTTATGGAACGGAATTAATTATATAGCATCTGCTAATTTTGACAAGTATTCAGGTGTTATTGCATCTATCAATGGACAAAGTTGGTCAACAAAACAAATTTCAAATATTGTTGTTGATGCAACTGATATAGTATATGGTGGTGGTTTATATGTAATGACAACTACAAATACTGCAACACCAGTTTACAGATCAAACGATGGTGTTACATGGACAACAAACGGTTGGTTTACACCGTATGGTGCGTTACCATATGATACAACACCATATTCATCAACATCATTATCTATTGCGGCGTTGTCGTTACAAAGTACAGCATATAGAAATAATTATTATGTCAGTGTTGGAGATAGTATTGTAAACTCTCCTGATACATATGTATGGTCAGAAAGAAAAACATATGACACACCATTAGCAGTAACTTTATACGGAGTCAATTCAATTGACACTACAGACTTTGGCGGATTTATTGCAGTTGGTAAAGGTAAAAAATATGATTACTCAACTGGAATAACAGAATTAATCGATACTAATATTATTGCATACTCATATGAACCAACTGGAGAGTATTGGCAAGACGGACCTCAACTTACTCCAAACGGATTGTATGGCGTAGCAAGTAACGGCACAATTGCAATTGCAGTTGGTGAAAATGATGTTAAGTATCAAACATCTAACGGCGGCGACTGGACAGGAATTAATGAAGTAGGAATCGTATCTATAAATGAATCTTCTAACGAACTTAACATCACTAACACAGCCGGGTTTGTAAATGCAGATCCTATTAGAGTTACTAATTCATTCGGTGGATTGTTAGTAGATACAACTTATTATATAAACATTGTAAGTTCTACACAAGTAGAAATATATACTGATTCAGGACTAACATCACAAGTAACATTAGTAGATGATGTTATTCCATTACAAGCAAGAATGTATTTGTATGATGCAAATTCAGATAACTTGCGTGATGTGATTTATGCTGATAGTATTTGGATGACAGTTGGAGATAACGGTAGAATTCAAACATCAACAAATGGCTTACGTTGGACAACACAAACATCAGGTACAACACAAGACTTGAATGGCGTTACATATGCATCTGAAACAGACACATTTATAGTTGTTGGTGACAACAATACTATTTTACAATCTACAGACTCAGGTGTTACTTGGACATCGACAAGTGCATTTACAGTAGAAGCACCTGTTTATGATGTTAAAGGCGAAGACTTTACATCTGGTTACGGTCCAGAAGAATTAGTGCCGGGTCTAATTAAAGACAATGTAAACTTAACTGTAGTTACTCGTCCTGGCACAGTTTGGGACGTAACTGAATATTCTCATACAGGATTTAATGTTGTAAGTAGAGTTGTTGCACCTACAACTGAATTCCAAGTTGATTATAGTTTTGATCAGTTTGTTCAATATCCAATAGATATGTCAATACAAATCATTGATCCAGCAACTGGTTTAGGAACTGGATTAGCAACAAGTGAATACTCTATTAATTGGGTTACAAAAGTAATTACGTTGAATACTCCACTATCATTTGCACCAAAAGAATCATTGCGTATAGATGTTTATGAAGTAGGTAATGGTAATCAAATAGTTAAAGGTAATACTGATACTGATCCTATTAGAGAAATTGCATCAACAGGCTTTAACGACATCTATTTAAACTGTAATTATAGTGCATCATTCTTCCAGGGTTCAGGAGCAATCAGACCCGGGTCAAATGCAATTGAAGTAGAAGCAATTGAAACTATTGCCGCAGGTGATACGATTGTATGTGAAAGTGTAACTAAATTTACAGCAAACGAAGCAATATCATTCCAAGGAGTAGTATTCGGCGGAGTAGCAGAAGACACAACTTATTATGTTAAGTCTATTTCTACAGCAACAAATTCTATTACAATATCAGAAAGTTATGATTCAAGTACAGGATTAGCAGGTCCGATTAAATCGTTAACTGATGCAACTGGATCTATGCTTGTTAATGTTCAAACCGGAACAGGTACAGTATGGACTGATCCTCTCGTATATCACAATGGTAATAGATTAGTATTAGGTTTGACAAATACTGTAAGTAAAACTAAAGCATCTAATAATGCGATTACGACAGGCACTACATTAGGTTTATCTGTGGGTAACAGAATACAATTTGCGGCAGATATGTTTGGTTCAGATATTACACCAAATACTGTTTATTATATTGAATCAATTATAGATAACAATGAATTTACAATTTCAGAAACTGACGGTGGCCCTGCTGTTACTTTAACTGATTCAGCAGGAATCTCATCTTATGTAACTAATGATTATGCAATAGGCATACAGCCAAATGGTATACAAGCAGAACTTGTACTAGCAAATCCAAGTGGCTATAACAATGCTGACGATTACATTGTTTACACAATATTTGGAGATTCAGGAGATCCATCACAGTACGGATACTCTCTACCAGAAATACAAGAATATGTTGGTAATGGATCACAAGCATCCTTCCCAATGAACAATTACAATGGAGGAGACAATCCACACAACGCAATTGTTGAAATCGATGGTCTGCGACAAACAAATACGTCATATACTATCGATGACGGATCAAACACAGTTCTGTTTAATTCACCTCCCGCACTTGGAGCAAAAGTTTCTGTCTTAACATATAATAATACTGAAAGACAATATCTAACAACACAATACGGTATTTCAGGTACATCAGGCAGTTCATTTACGACTATTACAGTTACAGCAACTACTCATTTAGAAGGTACATTTGACGAAGATACTCCTGATGTAGAGACATACGACCAAGATACACCTACAGTTGTCTTGTATGATGAATTATTAGATTACTTAACATGTGCTGACACATCGGTCTTAGCGGAAGACGAACCAATTGTATTCTCTAATCCAACTATAGGTGGTATTACAGCAGGTGTAACATATTATATCTTAGAGATTATTGATGCAACTACGTTTACAATTTCATTACAAGTAGGCGGTACTCCAGTTACAGTGACAACTGATACAGGATCAATGGTAGGTAGTTCAAATGCTATCACAGTCGCAAATATTACAAACATCGAAACTGGACAAGAAAATCCTCTTGCTGTTGTTCAGGCAACTGCTACAACCGCGACATCAAATGAAATTACATTTGATTCTACAACAGGTTTTGCTGTTGATCAACAAATTTATTTCCAAGGAAATGACTTTGGTGGACTAGAACAAGGACAAGTTTACTTTGTAGAAAATGTTATAGATGCTACAACTGCAACTATTAAAGATCAAACAGGTGCACAAGTTGTATTATCTACAGCAACCGGGTTAATGGTTACAACAGTAGGAGGTAACCCAACAACAAGAATTACAACGGGTATTCCTCACTCATTAGCAACTGATCAATTAGTAAAAATTGATGGTGTATATGGTGCTGTTGAATTGAACGGTAACTCATATTATGCAAGAGTGTTCGATCAATATAGATTTGAAATTTATACACAAGTATACAATCCAGCATTAGATGCAGTCAATTACCCAGTTACTGGTGTATCAACATATATATCAGGTGGTTATGTTTGGAAACAAGGAACATTCTTCTTAGTTACTACACAAGCAACTGCAACAGCAACTACAAATAGAATCACATGCCAAGATACAAGTCAACTTGTTGTTAATAATGAAGTTATATTCTCACAACAAGGACAAGTAGCAGGTTCTTCAGTATTAGGTGGATTAATACAGGGTACGACTTATTATATCAAGCAAATATTAAGCAATACTGAATTTACTGTTGGCTTGACTAGAAATGCAACTGTTGAAGTGTCTTTGACTAATGATACAGGTGTTATGAATGTAACACAATGGGAACAAACAAATGTTGAAAGACTTTGGGTTACAGTTAATGGTTACCGTTTACCAACAAGTAGACTAAGACTAGATGAAGACAATGAAGTAAGTCTTTTAACCGACATTGCACCAGGTGATGTTGTTGTTATAACCAATATGATACCGCACTCAACACCTGACGAAGAAATTTATTTAAATGCAGTGAATGCAGAGAGTACTCAGTCAATTTATAGAGCAAATACTCAAAGTAGAACTTGGTTAGCACAACCTATCTTCCCTCTATCACAAGTAATTTACTTAGGTGATGTAACTAGAGTGACTGATAATTTAGTAGAAGAAAGAACTGCACCTACTCCGATCAACAATATCTATTCAATTGGACTAAACTCAGACAAAAACATTTTGAGTGGTGTAACTGTTCTAAATAATACTACTGGAAACACATTAGACACTGATACATATGAAGTTGTTATTGAAGAACTTGCACCTATCTTAAAAATCACAGATGGTACATATATTTCTGCAGGAGATTCATTGACAATTACATCATTAGAAGGTAATGTGTTGTATATTAATGGAGAGCAAATTAAATTTAGTAGTGTAGACTTTAATAATAATTCAGTAACTGGATTACAACGCGGCGCAAACGGCACAGCAGTCCAAGAATACATTGCAAAATATACAGAAGTGTTCAGTTTATTAAGCAATAACCGCTTACCTGACTTATATATTGATCAAAGTTGGAACTCTTATAACTTTAATACAGTAGAAGGAGATCCATTATCAATATCAGAAACTGTTCCTGCACAATTTCTACATACGGATATAACGTAAATGATAAATAAAGAGATGAACGATAATAAATCAGAGAACCAAGAGCCGAAAGAAGTAAAACCCAATGAAAACAGTGGAATTTACTTTTCTTCAAGCCTTAAAATCACTGATCCTAATACTGAAGAAGTATTAGTGCAAGTGCGAGGAGATAGTTAATGTCCGGTGATCAACAAATTCTAAAAATGGAAGGGTTCCTGACGATCAGAGACTATAACACCGGCGAAATTTTACAAGAAGCAAAGAACGCAATTAACTACGAAAACATGTCAGAAGCAATTGCTGATACATTGTCTAGTAGAGGTTATGGTGAAATATATCAAATGGCATTCGGTAATGGTGGAGCCTCTGTTGATGAAACAGGTGTGATTACATATCTACCACCTAATACTACGGGTCAAAATGCGGCATTATATAACCAAACATATGCAAAAATTGTAGACGATACAAGTGTTTTTAACTTAGACCCAACAAGAAATAAAATGACAGTGTTTCACACAACAGGTCGTGTGTACACAGATATCTTAGTACAATGTTTACTAGATTATGGAGAACCTGCAGGACAAGCCGCATTTGATAATAGTACGCAAACTGATTCCAACTTCATATTTGATGAATTAGGGCTATTAGCAAACTACGGAACAGACGCAAACGGGAACGTAATTACAAGACTTTTAACTCATGTAATCTTTCACCCTGTCCAAAAGTCCTTGAATAGGCAAATACAGATAGATTACACGGTTAGGATACAATCTCTAACTAATTTAGTTACCATTTAAGATAAATAATATTAACGGAGTGAATTAGAAAATGGCATATACAATTGTAAAAAGTGATGGGACAGTCTTAACGACCATTGCCGACGGTACTATTAATACAAGTAGTACTTCATTAGGTCTTCCTGGTAGAAACTACGCAGGATATGGCCAGTCTTTAGATACTAACTTTGTCCATGTAACTGAGAATTTTGCAGACAGCACTCCACCTGCTAATCCTCTTAGAGGTCAAATTTGGTACGACACATCTGACACTACGTTAAAAGTTTGCCCAACTGACGGCGAATCAAATAGTTTAGCCTGGTTGTCATTGACTTCAACAGCATCAGGTGGTAATACAACATTCGGATCAGTCAACATAACAGGCAATGCAACAGCAAACAATTTTACAGCAACAAACGAAGTTACAGCAAATGCATTTACAGCAGGATATTTAACAATATCAGCAAATGCAACTATTGCAGATGCTAGTATAACAACAGCAAACATCGGTACACTAACAACAACAGCAATTACAACAGGTTCAGCAACTACACCTGGCACATTAACAGGTATTTGGACTGTAACAGGTAATACTGGTGCAAATGCTTCTGCTCTTTTGCTAGATACAGGTGGTATATACATTAATAATTCTGGTAACTTGTATGGTATCAGAACTGACAAATACATGTATGCAAACGGAGATCCGATCTCATTTGCAGGTACATACAGTAACTCAAACGTAGCCTCATATTTACCAACATATAACGGTAATATTTTAACAGTACAAACTCAAGCAACAACATTAACAACTGGTGCAAACACAACAGCAGGTACAATTACAGGTAATTGGACTCTATCAACAGGTTCTCGTCTTACAGCAACATATGCTGACTTAGCGGAAAGATTTAGTGCTGATGATGTATATGAGCCTGGTACAGTTGTAGAATTAGGCGGCAGTGCAGAAATTACTGCTGTTAAATATGAATTAAGTGAAGACGTATTCGGTGTTATCTCTGATAACATGGCGTTCTTAATGAACAACGGCGCAGGTGACAATGATACTCACCCTGCTGTTGCAATGACAGGACGTGTACGAGTGAAAACATTAGGAACAGTACGTAAAGGTCAACGACTTGTAAGTGCTGGAGAAGGTTATGCAAGAGCCGCTGAAGACGGAGAAGCATCTGCTTTTAATGTTATTGGTAGAGCATTAGAAGATAAAACAACAACAGACTTTGGCACAGTAGAAGCCATTGTTACTATTAAATAATTAGGGAATACTTAACATGAGTTACGCACAAAATGGTTTAATCGAAGCAACAGACTTCAATGGATTTGTCGGGGGTAACCCAGAAACCGGAGCAAACAAACTAAACACTGTTTGGTCAACTGGTGGCACAACTGCTGGATACGGACAAACTGCTGTATCACAAGTAAGTGGCGGAGACACTGTAGTTGCAACAGGACAATGGAATGCTCTTGTAACTAATACTGCATCGTCTGCATCACATCAAGGGTCATCAATCACTTCAGTTACTGCACCTACATCGGGTGGAACTGTATCATATTTGTCTGCGATCCCTACAAACTTAACAACAATTTACACTAACAGAAGAAACGCCGCATCACAAGGATCTACGATTGCTGATACAGCAACACGTAGTAGTTCATGGCAGAATGGTCTTACATTCACTCATACAGTTACATTCGCATCAGGAGATGCCGCTCGTTACTTCTTTAACGCAGGTGGTCAAATCAAAATGACTGCTTCACACCCAACTGGTTCAGGTATTAACTTGCTTTTCTCAGATTTAGCAAGTGACACAGGAACAGTTACTGTATCTGCACCTAACTCAGGTACAATCAGTATTTCAGGTTCATCATATTCTGGTATTACTAAAGTCGGTGGTGGTGGTAATACGCCTACTGTTGACGCAGACAAAGGATATTTTGGACTTACAACAGCAAACGCAACTGCATTTACACAGTTAGCAGACTCAGGTCCTTCAGGATACTTGTCATCATTCATTAGGTATATTGTTAAGTCTAATGGTGCTCAAGGATCTAACGGTGACACTGGATCAGTTATCACAATCTACTCTGTTTGGGACGAGATTCCTAATGACTTAGTAGCAACTAGTGGTAGTGCTGTTACATGTACTGTTCAACTTCCTGAGACTACATACTTATCTGCATCGTGGGGAACACCTTCGATCTCAGGTTCAGTATCCGGCTCATAAGTTTTTTTCAGCCACTTTGAAATCCATCTAAATACTCATGGGAGTATTATTTACTATGGATACAACAAAATTAATCAAAGATGCAAAGGCTAGATTCAGTCATAATTCAGCCAAAGCATACCTACAAGAAAAATATAAGAGCAAACTTGTCATTGCAGAACAAGGCGGTTTGTGGAATGCCGATGCTCAAACTATAGGCTTTCTTAATTCATTCTCTGATGAAACTCTTGTCGTTATAGACACGTTTGATAATCCAGTAAAAGTAGATAGACTGAAATTATTAGAATCTCTTACTACAACATATACTAACGTAATGACTGAGTGGAACAGTGAATGGAAAGAACTAGAACGAAAGAGGTAAAAACTAGAGGCGTAGTTTTATTTGCATTTAATTCTAGCAAATATAATTATGCCGATATGGCCGTATATACTGCAAAAAGAGTTAAGGCATTCTTAGATTTACCTACAACTTTAATTACAGACGTAGACACTTATAAAACTATTTTAGACGATAGAAAAGTTTTTGATGGTGTCGTTGAAGTCGAGCCTGATTTAACTAATATTAAAGATCAAACATCTTGGATCAACAAAGGACGTTATCAAGCATATGAACTTAGTCCTTATGATGAAACTCTAGTAATAGATGTTGACTATCTTGTCAATTCTGATACACTACTAAAAACATTTGATTTATCTGACACGTTTTGTTGTCATAGCAATACGCATATGCTCATGCATCCAGAAGCGGCACAAGAAAAGATGGGTTATACATACGAAACATTATGGGCAACTGTAATTATGTTTAAAAAGTCTGAACGTGCAAAACAAATCTTTGAAACTTTAGAAATGGTACAAAACAATTATGAACACTATGCAGGCATTCATAGTTTTATTGGCGGAGTATATCGTAATGACTATGGATTAACGATAGCACTTAAGATTGTCAATGGTCACACAGATGTACCAAGTGATTATATACCATGGAACTTAATTCATGTAGGTAAGAATACTTCTGTATATCCAAATCAAATAGATGTACAAGTACCTTGTGACGGTAACGTATATGACTTTAACACAGAATTTACAATCATGTTTGATCATTGGAAGAAAAGCAAAGTTAGAAAAGAATATATGTTAATCAAAGACATGGACTTTCATGTTATGAACAAAGATTTATTTGTGGGGATTATGAATGGATAAGGGTTTCGTTATATTAGCACAAAACACTGCCGATGTCAACTATGTCCAATGTGCCGAACAATTAGCAGAGTCTATTATGAGAGTGATGCCAGATGCAAAAGTATCTTTAATCTCTGATGACAAAACAAAGTGCAAAGCATTTCATAAAGTTATTCCATTGCCCTATGGAGACTTAGAACCCGACAGTGATTGGAAACTTATTAACGATTGGCAAGTGTATGAAGCAAGTCCTTATAAACACACAATTAAACTAGAAGCAGATTTATATGTCCCAACATCAATAGACTATTGGTGGGATATACTGAAACAAAGAGACTTAGTTGTCTCTACACATATACGTGACTTTAAACAAAATATATCGCATGTACGCACCTACCGTAGGTTTATAGACGATAATGAACTGCCAGACGTATATAATGCTATAACTTATTTTAAAAAGTCAGAAACAGCAAAAGAATTTTTTGACATCGTAAGACATGTCTTTGAGAATTGGAGTGAGTTTAGAGACACACTTCAATGTAACCCAGATGAGCCAGCAACGACTGACTGGGTTTATGCTTATGCGTGTCATGTTATAGGAGTTGAAAAGTCTACACTACCAACTTTTAAAGAATTTTCAATGATACACATGAAGCAATTTATTAATGGTACTGCATCAGAAAAATGGACTGATACTTTTGTATATGAGATTTATCCACATACATTGAGAGTGAATACAATCCCACAGACGTATCCTTTTCACTATCATATCAAATCATTTTCTGATAAAATAAAGGAGTCGATTCAATGAGTGATGAAAAACACAGCCCGACTGATAACGAAGAATACATCACTGTTTGGGAAGCACCCAAGATTGAGGATCCCGAGTTTAGATTGTACTATAAAGAAGACGGCACCGTTGACTTTTATACATGTGAAAAGCCTGAGGGCAATTTCATAGTCATCGACGCCGGAGTATTTGCAGAAGCCAGACCTGACATCAAAGTGATCGATGGTCGTATTACACGTAATAGACGTAAAGCGGGTGTACAAAAATATAAGCCTAGTACATCAGGTGTACTGGCTTCTGTAGATGATATAAGTATACTAGTAACAAATAAATCTAAAGGTAGATATTGGGAGTTATTCAGTGAAGAAATCTAATAACGAAGAATACACAAGTGTTAACGAAAATTGGAAAGATGTCAATTGGGATTTAATTCAACGTATGCGATTTATAAATGCTGATGCCGAAATAAATCCTGAAGATAGTTATTCCAGAGGTGAAAAGAAATTTGATGAGTAATATTGTTGATATTGCAGACTTAGATGTAATTTATTTAAGTTACGATGAACCACAAAAAGAAGAATTTTGGGTACAAGTTAAAAACATGGTTCCGTGGGCTCAAAGAGTTGACGGCGTATTAGGAAGTGATGCGGCTCACAAAGCCGCAGGTGAGTTAAGTGAAACGGAAAGATTTATTCTTATCGATGGTGACACTTTACCAGAAGAAGATTTCTTTAACATTCAACTAGATTTCACAGATAAAGACCCAAGATATCAACAAGCACAGTTTAGATGGAAGTCAATCAACAATATTAATGGTTTGCGTTATGGCAACGGTGGAATGAGTTCATGGACTAAAACTTATGTAGAGAATATGACTACGCATGAACATACTGACGGTTCTGAAGCAACTCAAGTTGATTTTATGATGAACTCAGCAGACTCATTGTACTGGGCAATGTATGATTGCTACTCAACTACTTACCCTAACAAATCAGCATTCCAAGCATGGCGTGCTGGTTTTAGAGAAGGCGTAAAGATGGTATTAGACCGCGGAGCATTAGTAACTGTAGATGAGTTTAAAGGTAGAGTAGCAGATAAAAATTTAAACAATCTAACTATATGGCAGAATGTAGGCTTAGATGCAGAGAACGGTGACTGGGCAATATACGGCGCAAGATTGGGAACATATATGACAATGTTAACAGATTTTGAACACACAGACATTCAATGGTTTGATAACTATCCGAATATGTGGGAACAGCATATGAACAATGACCCAATCGAAGCCGCAAAAGAAATTGGGGTAGAACTAAAAGCCAAGTTGGGCTTACCCATGAACATGCTTGATGCTGAACAATCAAAGTTTTTCAAAAGGCATTATAACGCAGATAAAAGAAACCTAGGTCCCCTAGTGACAGAGATGGAGATTATCAGAGAAATAGAGGGCTGGTAATGTCCAAAGAAACAGATAGAATAAAAACAATTCAGATAAGAGTTGAAAATGAAGCAACGCCTTCATTCTGTTTGGCTAAATGGCAACATGTTACTATGTACTTACAAACAGGTGAAACGCATAGTTGTTATCATCCTCGCCCACACAAAATTCCATTACATGAATTAAAAGATAACCCAAGTGCATTACATAATACTTGGGAAAAGAAAATGGAACGCAAACAAATGTTAGCAGGTGAGAGACCAGAAGGTTGTCAATATTGCTGGAATGTTGAAGACATGGGTCCTGATTATATTTCAGACAGACATATTCGTAACGGTTCTATTTTCACAGAAGAAAGATTCGATCAAGCACTTAATGGCCCTTGGGATCAAAATATTAATCCAGAATATTTAGAAATTAACTTTGGTAATGAGTGTAACTTTAAATGTGGTTATTGTCATCCAAAGTATTCATCAAGTTATCACAGTGAGATTAAACAATTCGGTCCAGTTGAAACTGTAAAGAACCATAGAAATGATGTTGATTGGATGAAACTGTTTGAACGTGAAGAAGAAAATCCATATGTTGATGCGTTTTGGGAGTGGTGGCCATCTATGCGTAAAGACTTAAATATCTTACGTGTAACAGGTGGAGAACCAACAATGCATACATCAACATGGAGACTGCTAAAACAAATCGATGAAGAACCTATGCCTTGGTTAGAACTTAATGTAAACAGTAACTTAGGTACAAAAAATGCATTAGTAAAAAAACTAAGTAGTTCTGTAAAGAAATTGTGTGACGAAGAAAAACTAGAAAGTTTTAAATTGTTTACTAGTTTAGACTGCTGGGGAGAACGAGCAGAATATATTAGAACTGGACTAGACTTGGAACTCTTTCAACAGAACTTACATACGTATCTAACAGAGACAGACTCTCCTGTTACATTTATGTGTACTTTTAATTTGTTAGCAGTAACAGACTTTAAAAGTCTATTAGAAAAGTTTTTAGAATGGCGTGCGATCTATGGATGGTACGATTGGAAGTCAGAAGATAAACACAGAGTTAGATTTGATACTCCATACTTGAAAGAACCTTTACAGTATGATATGAATATTTTACCTAAAGAAGAATTCATGCCTTACATGTACGAGTCACTTAAGTTTATCGAAGACAACGTAGATAATGAACGTAGTGATAAGTTTACTACAATAGAATATGAAAAGTTCAAACGTGTCGTTGATTATATGGAAAATACACATTATGACGAAGACAAATTAATTGAAGGTAGAAGAGATTTTTACAACTTCTTTAACGAACTAGATGATCGTAGAGAAACAGATATATTAACAGTGTATCCAGAGTATATGGATTTTTATAAATTATGCCAGCAAGTAAGCCTAACAAACCCGCTGTAGATAAGAAGCAGGCAATCTTTCTAAAAGATTTGCTTCTTAATAGATCAGAAACTTTCTGCATGATTCCATGGGTACACATGCATACTACACCCACAGGACAAGGTGCTCCTTGTTGCATCTCAAAATCATGTGCAGACAATCAGGGCGTTGGTAACTCTAATCGTAGCAGTCTTGCAGACTTAGTTAACTCTCCTAAAATGAAGAAGTTGCGTTTAGATATGTTAAAAGGAAACAAAAATCCTGAATGTGCGAATTGCCATAAACATGATGATCAGGGTGTACCAAGTTTCAGAACACAAAGCAACGAAGCATGGGCTGATTACTTTAACGATGTAATTGAAACAACAGATATGAATACAGGAAGAATTGTAAACTTTCGTATGAGATATTTTGATATTCGTTTTAGTAACATTTGCAACTTTAAATGTCGTACATGCGGCAGTGCATTTAGTTCTAAATGGGAACAAGAAGATTTAGAATCACGTGAGCAAACAGGGTTGCCTATGTATGCTATAGAGTTAGAAAAAGGCAACAGAGAAGAATTTATATTAGAAGTATTAAAACAAGTTCCCAATTTTGAAGTTGCATACTTTGCAGGTGGAGAGCCATTAATCACTGATGAACATTATATGTTAATTGATGAGATGATTAAGAAAAAGAAAACAGATATTCAATTAAGGTATAATACAAACATATCTAATTTTAAATATAAGAAACGTGATATTTTTAAACTATGGGACCATTTTGAACAGCCAGTTCAAATTTATGCATCAATTGATCATATGGGAGAAAAGGCAGAATACATTAGACACGGAACTAAATGGAAAACAATTGAAACAAATTTAAAAAAATTAAAGAAAGCAAAGAATGTTAATTTTCAGGTGAATACTGTGTACAGTATATTCAATGCATTGACTATTTCTCACTTTTACAAGTATATGATAGACAATCATTTTTATACGCCTGAGAGTTCTGTGTGGACTCTCTATAGCATGGGATCACCAGAACACTTATCTTCACATGTATTGCCTGACGGCTATAAAGAACAAGCACTAGAACAGTTGCATTTAACTATGCATTACATGAAAGATTTAAACTTTAGACAAGAACAGATAAATGAAATACAACAGGTTATTCCATGGTTAATGTCTAAAGATACTTGGAACGAAAGAGAAGTAGAGTTTAAAGAAGAAATAAAAAGAATAGATGCGTTAAGGGGAGAAGACTTTTTAACTACTTTCCCTGAGTTGGCAGCATTGTATAAAGTACCAAAGGCGTTGCGACCATGAGCAATGAACGTATACCAATAGTAGACAAAACTTACTTATTAGAAGAAAGTAAAACATTCTGTATGTTTCCTTGGTTGCATTTAAACGTGACACCTAAAGGAGATATCTATCCTTGTTGTTCTAATGACTATACACAACCATTTGGCAACACAAAAGAAACATCATTGAAAGAAGCATTTAACAATGACAAAATGAAACAATTACGTTTAGATATGCTAAACGATAAAAAGAATAGTGTATGTGATTTCTGCTACAAACATGAAGAAGCAGGTCCACATAGTTTTAGAAACTATTCTAAAGAACATTTTGGTAAACGATTCGATGAATTAGTACCACAGACAAAAGCAGACGGAACAGTAGATGACTTTAGAATGCATTACTTTGATATTAGGTTCTCTAATATATGTAATTTCAAATGTCGCACATGTGGCAGTGAGTTTAGTTCGCAATGGGGAGCAGAGATGCGAGCCAACCACGATCCTAAACATCCTATCTTAATACATGCAGACGATCAAACAGGAACAGTACTAGAAGAAACACTAGAACACATTGACAATATTGACTTATGTTATTTTGCAGGTGGAGAGCCACTTATTACAGACGAACATTATGTCATGTTAGAAGAATTTATTAGACGTGGTAAAAAACCTGTCTTAAGGTATAATACTAACGCAAGTAATATTAAATATAAGAAGCATGATATATTAGAACTTTGGAAACACTTTGATAATATTGAGTTAAGTTGTTCAGTTGATCATTATGGCGAAAGAGCAGAATGGTTACGTAAAGGAACAGACTGGGGTGTAGTAGAAAACAACTTACTTACATTCAGAGATTTAGATTACGTAACATTTCAAATGAACACAGTATTCTCTATGTTTAATTACCCAATGATCGGTGAGTTTTATCAATATCTTAAAGATAAGAATATTGTAAGAGCAGAAGATTGGTATCATAGTTTATATCTTGCTGTGCATCCTAGTTACTATAGTGCTAAGAGTTTACCTACTGCAATGAAGGGACCAGCGGCAGAGAATGCTTTAAAGTTTGCTGACAAGTTTGAAGGTGACAAGACAAGTTTATCACGTTTAATTAGAGATGCAGTTAATTTTGCTAATGAAGATAATACATGGCAAGATAACAAAAAGATTATGATGCAACACACTGCGTCCATAGATAAAATAAGAGATGAGGACTTCTGGAGTGTGTTTCCAGAACTCAATAGTTTACGAGATTTAGAAGAATGAAAAAGAAATTAAAATTTATAGGAGATATGACTATATTACTTGCAGTTGCCGCAATGATTATATTAGCGCCTACTGCATCAGCAGAAACAAAAGCAAAAGTCGGTGGAACGTTTGTTAACATCGATGAGTCAATTGTATTCACAGGATCGTTTGATCATAAATGGGAATCAGATATATGGCAGGGAGTATTTGATGCAGACTATGCCTACAAATCAGAAGACAGTGAGCAAACAATTAATAAGTTTAGAACTAGTGGTAAAGCAATTAGAACTATAACTGAAAAGCATTATGTAATAGGATCTACCAGTTATGATTACGATGAATTTAGAGATAACAATGATAGAATCGTAATAGGTATGGGTCATGGATATAAAATTTTCAGAACAGAAAATCACAAAGCATCGATAGAAAATTCAATTGCATACCTTAATTCAAATGAGATTAGTGAACCTATTATACGTTCATCACTTTGGTATGCATACAACTTAAACAAAAAAGTTACATTTGTAAATAAGTTGTTATGGGAATCAGGACAAGATGATTACATAAGAAACGAAACATCATTTGATTATAGTGTAACAGATAAAGTAACAGTGGGTCTTAAAAATGTTTATACAAAAGATCCAATAGAAAGAAGTATTTTTAATATAACTTTGGGAGTAAAGTTTTAATATGGAAAAGATCGTAGTAAAGAATCTAGTCGAAAACGGTAAGCATTTCTGTGTTTTACCCTGGGTACATTTTCATGCATGGCCAGACAAACGTGTGATGCCTTGCTGTGTCGCAGACAGTGAGTTGCCTACAGCAGAACTTAGAGATGATGAATCAATTATACAGATGATGAATTCTGACAAGTATAATGATTTACGTTCTAAGATGATGCGTGATGAACCTGTAGCAGAATGTAAACGTTGTTATGACTTAGAGTTAATGGGCGAGTGGACTATGCGACAGTCACATAACAAACGTAAAGGACTTGACTATGTTGATTACATAGCAGATGTTACTAACGATGACGGCTCACTGAAAGAGTTTCAGATGAAGTATATGGATATTCGTTTTAGTAATATATGTAATATGAAATGTAGATCATGCGGTCCTTCATGCTCATCACTATGGTCACAAGAGTTTTTAAATGAACGTGGACAAGAAGTATTCGATGAGTACTTCCCTAAGAACAAAGGTAAAATTGTTATCAGTAACAATGATGAAATGACGTTGATGTCAAAACTTAAGCCTTACTTAGATGACGTTACAGAAGTTTATTTTGCAGGTGGAGAAATTGTTATTACTCCAGAGCATTACGAGTGTTTAGATTATTGGATTGAAAACGATCTAACAGATCAAGTAGAATTAACCTATACGACAAACTTTTCAACACTTAATTATAAGAAAAATGTTGACTTGATTGCGTATTGGAAAAAGTTTCCGCAATTGAAGATTTGGGCGAGTTTAGATGCACATGGCGAAGTCGCAGAGTGCATTCGTTCAGGTACCGATTGGGAAAAAATTGTCAGGAATATCAGAGAGGTCAAAGAGCAGGTTCCACATGCTCAATTTCAAATAACTCCCACGATATCCATTTGGAACATCTTTGATTTTCCTGACTTCTGGGATTACATGGTTGACAATGGCTTTATTGATGTTGAATACTCTTCGCCAAGATTCAATCTTGCGACTAACCCGTGGTATGCTAACGTAATGATCTTACCACAAAGTGTTAAACGCAGACTAGCAGAACTGTATCGTGTATATCAGGAGAAACATAAAGACAATGTAGACATTTACAATGGCTTTAAAATGATCATCTATAACTTAACAGTAGGTGATGAAAACAAAGGTGGAATACTAGAGTTCAAAAAGTTCAATGACGAACTAGATGAATATAGAGATGAAAAGTTTGAAGACATCGTACCAGAAATCAAGGAAGTATACGAGTGGGCAGAGAGTTAAGAGAAGTATTTGCACCTGAGCCATACTTAGCAATAACATGGCAGGTCAATAACTTTTGCAACTTCAGTTGTAGTTATTGTAATCCTGGTAACTGGGCGGGCGATAATCCTAACAACGGAAACTTAGACGTTTACATCAACAACCTAGATGAAATAGTTAAACGTTATAAGAAAGCAGGGTACAAAAACTTTAAATTCTTTTTCTCTGGTGGAGAGCCAACAGCATGGCGTAACTTTATTCCTATCTGTGAATGGTTATATGAAAATCTACCACATGCTACTTTAGCAGTTAATACAAATTTGTCAAGACCTTTGAAATGGTGGCAAAAACATGCATATCTATTTGATGACATTGTTGCTAGTCTACACATAGAACAAGTAAACAAAGACAGATACAAAGAAAACTCACTATGGTTATGTGAGAACGTTAACTACTTAAGTACAAAAATATTATTACACGAAGAAAGATTTTGGGAGTGTGTTGAGTTCGGTAACGAATTAAAAGAAGTAATGCCTAATTACTTTTTAGAATGGACACCTCTCTACGATGAACTATCACATGTAACTGGTCCATGGAAGTACAGTGATCCAGAGAAAGTAAAGTTTATTGAAGAACATAACATAGAAACACATCAAAGTGTTCCTAAGCCAAACAAAAGAACAGAGATGACTGTATCATACAATCGTTATGACGATGGCACAGAGCAAGTATGTAATGCAAATGATATCATAGTAAATAGTCAGAACTTCTTTAGTGGTTGGAAATGCAATGTAGGCGATTGTATTTTTATTAATCCTGTAGGTACAATGAGTTTAGCAAGTTGTGGTATGGGCGGAGATGTAGGACATATATTAGAAGACATTAAAAATATAGGTCCTAAAGAAATTACATGCTACAAAGAAATGTGCATGTGTGGTACAGATATTATCATACCTAAACAATGGACAGGAGAGACCGTTAAAAGTGAACGAAAAATTCCGATCAGTCATATCGCATAGCCAAGACGACAAAGTAAAAGTTGTCTATAGTTGGTTCGGCCCCAAAGGTCCCGTATGGAATACTGAACTACCAAACATTCTAACTATGTCTGCTGAAGCAGAAGGCACAAATCCAAACATGACATCACGCCATTTTTGGTCTGATGATGTTTGGAATAAACAGTTCTCTAAAGCAAAAGATAAATTTGAGTTGACACCAGTGCAAGGTATCGGAGCAGATGCAATGACTCCGTTCATTTACCCTTTTTCTATGACATGGAGAATACCTTTTGCATCATATTTTATTAAAGATTCAGGTGTATTAGAATTTTCACATATGCCACAATGGTTGATACATATGGTTTCTACAAAAAACGGTTATATATTAATCGATCATAGTGTAGAAGCATTTATGTCAAATACAGAACTACATGCAATGTTTTCATATTTTCATAGTGGACATCAAATACCCATGTATAAAATTATATACTTGACAGGTACTGTAAATGCAAGTACAGTTTATGAAAAGTTTTGTAAAAGACATCGCATAGGCAATGACAGAGAGCATAGAATGCATGTTATTCCGTATGCGTCCTCACGTGAAATTTTTTATAATTTTTATACTGAAATGAAAAAAGATGATCCATCTCATCACGGTGAAGATATTTCAGAGTTCAAAGAAACACCTTATGACGATTCATATGTTCCTGATAAATTGTTTTTGACTTGGAACAGACGATTTAGAAAACACAGAACTAGTTTAGCATTAATATTAGAAAAGAACAACTTAATTGAACGATCACTTATGAGTTTTGCTAAAATAGATGGTGAAATGCAACACCACACAGTAAATGAGGAGATAAACAATCAACGTAATGGTAACCACATACGATTATATGATTGTTTAGACCTTGACATACCAGAAGAAGTAGCACAAAGATTTATTGATCGTTGCCCATTAGAAATTGATGGAGAAAAAGATATTAATAAAATGTGCGAAGACTATGGGTACACAAAGACTTATTATCAACAATCATTGATATCTTTGATTACAGAAACAAACTTTAATGTAGATGAATGTACGTTAACAGAAAAATCATTTAAACCTATGTATAATAAACATCCTTTTATTATAATAGGTGTAGCAGGTTCTGTACAAGGGCTAAGAGATTTAGGCTTTAAAACATTTAGTGAGTTTTGGAATGAAGAATATGATACGATTGAAGAACCAAGTAAACGATTTATTGCTATAGAAAAAGTATTACAAGAAATTGCATCTTGGACACCAGATCAAATTTTAGATTTTAAACGTAGAGTCAAACCTATCATAGAACATAATTATCAAATGTTTAAAGATCCTGGATCTATTGCAGTAGTAAATAACATATATGAACACATAACCAATAACTTTAACCAAGACTACACCCATTGGTGTACTACAGACAGGAGATGTCATTTTGAATAAAACAATATTAGTATGTGGAGCAGGTGGATTCATCGGCACACATTTAGTCAACGACCTAAAAGCACAAGGTCACACAGTCATAGGTGTTGATCTTAAGTTTCCTTTATATGAAGACACAAGAGCAAATGATTTTTATAAACAAGATTTACGTCAAGCAGAAATGGTTGATTTTATTTTTTCGCAACATGAGTTTGATGAAGTGTATCAATTGGCAGCAGACATGGGAGGCGCAGGTTATATATTTGTAGGTGAAAACGATGCAGATATTATGCATAACTCTGCTACAATTAATTTAAATGTATTAGAGTCTGCTCGTAAATACAATGTTAAAAAGATATTTTATAGTTCAAGTGCATGTATGTACCCTGAACACAATCAACTAGACCCTGACAATCCTGATCTAGCAGAACATACAGCATATCCAGCAAACCCAGATTCAGATTATGGTTGGGAAAAATTATTTTCAGAAAGGCTTTACTTAGCATACGGAAGATGTTATAATATGAATGTGAAAATTGCAAGATTTCACAACATCTTTGGCCCTCAAGGTTCTTGGAACAACGGGAAAGAAAAAGCGCCGGCTGCCTTATGCCGAAAAGTTGCTATGGTTGATAACGATGGCGTTATCGAAGTATGGGGCCCGGGCAATCAAACACGTTCATTTTTGTTTATTGACGAATGTGTCGAAGGTATACAACGCATCATGGAAAGTGACCTCACAGAGCCTGTGAACTTGGGTAGTACACGTAAAATATCTATTAATGAATTAGTACACCTCATCGCAGAGATATCAAACAAAAGAGTTACAATTAAAAATATCGATGGACCCCGAGGTGTTATGGGTCGCACATCTGATAACAATTTAATTAAAGAAACAATTGGTTGGGCGCCAGATGAAGACTTAGAAACTGGAATTGAAAAGACTTATAACTGGATTTGCGGACAAATTGAATCCGGTGTAGAAGATGTCTAAATGGTGTTTATTAGACCATCGTAATACTTCAGCAGTTGACGTTCAAGGTCATGAATATACAAAGTGGCAAAGAAGGCAACAAGTTAAAGATTATCTTAATAAAATAATTGAACAACATGATCCTGCAGGATTTATCATAGCCAGTGGCAGTGAATCAGACATTAAATGTATATATGGTATTGCAATATCTGAATTAGAAGAATGGTGTAACAAAACAGGAAAAAAAATCTATGCATTTACATCATGTAAACAATACCAATATGATTATCCTGATTATGTAGTACCAATAGTATGTTCAACTTATGACATAATTAATTATCACACCGTTCTTGCTTATTTTTGTCCCTTACAAGAAGACAAAACTTTAACACCGATTGGTGATGACTACTCGCCTGATCTTTTATTTACATGTTATAACAACAGACCGGATCATTATAGAAGTTATACTGTTAATAAATTATTCGGTGAAAGTCTACAAGATTTAGGTATAATTACGTATCGTCACTTTACAGTTGAATATCCAAAACAGCCGGACTGGCAACCAGAACATTGGGAAGAAATTGGAAATGTGCCTTATCTTATGCCTTTAAAAGATCCACATCCAGCAGAACACGATTTTAAATTAAATTCTGGCTGGCAGTTTCGGCCAAATTCATTGCCCCATAGTTACCACAGAGGTGTTATTGATATTGTAACAGAAAGTATAATAGAAGAAGGTGAATTCTATTTGTCAGAAAAAACATGTAAACCTTTGTTCGCACACAAACCATTTTTAGTTGTTGGCGCCCCTGGCTATCATCGATGGTTAGAAAAAGAAAAGGGTATAGAACTTTATGATGAAATATTTGATTATGGTTTTGATGATTGGCCTGATTATAGACAACGCATTAATGCTATTGTAAATAACATAAAACATTTGTCAGAAATATATAAATCACCTGATGATTATAAACGATTGTGGGAAAGTGTAAAAGCAAAAACACAACGTAATCTTTTTAGGTATATGGCAACTGTGCGAAGCGGTATAACTACAGAATCCATTATGCATCACATTGGAATAAATTCACCCGATCCTCTTGAATATAAATTAGAAAAGTTAGACAATGTTTTAACTCCTGATCATATGGATAATACAGGTAGTGAACTTCATTGGGTGTTAGATTTTTTTAGAGAAGTAGTCATACATTATAGAAATGACTCATCTTATGTCGGCGGTGATTTGTGGGACCGCTACCAAAATTACTTTTCTGTTGATGAAAGTTTAGAACAGATATGGGGAAGTAATAATGAAACATAGAAGTCTCTTACTGCTAAACGGGCTTGGATAAGAGGGTTTGGTAGATAGTTAAAAGGTTTGTGCAAACCCATCATAGAATAAATAGATGTTAGAACACATTAATTAATGGAGATTATTATGAGTTTTTGGAAAAAAGTAAAATCATTCTTTACTCTTGGCCCAGCACCAGTAGAAGAAGACTGGGTCGTTGTTAGAAATAGAGATGCAAAAGGTAAATATAAAGGTGATGATAAGTCAACACCTAACGTTGATGAAGCATACGTAAAAGTTAAGAAAAGTGCTAAGGGTAAGTTTAAAGACACTGATCCTAAAACACCTGGTGTGCAAAACTCTTCGGTTAAAAAAACTGTTACCAAAAAGAAAAAAGCGCCTCGTAAGACTGCTAAAAAGTGAAGTAATAGTGCATGAAACAAAAGTATATAATTGGCTTAGGCTGTAGTTGGACTCAAGGAGAAGGTGGATATCCAAAAGAAGTTGTAGACGCACACGGTGGGTATACGCAACTTAGACCCGGACAAAAAGGACAACCTGACACGGATTATTACTTACGTGAACATGAATTAGAAAACAGTTGGGTTAATCAATTAACAAAATATCATTTTCCTGAATATAAATCTATAAATTTAGGAATCAAGGGTATTGGAAATACAGCCGCCGTTAATCAATTACACTTTGCTAATAATTATGATTTTAATGATTCTGAAGGTATTGTAATTATGATGCTAACTGGATTTGAAAGATTTGATGTCTTTCAAACAAGACCAATGGATCATTGGGGATTTAAAGAACCAGATGGATACAACAAAGGTCATTTTAAACATGAAAAGTGGCGCACTGCTTGGCCTATGGAATCAGATCAAGGAGATTATAAATTTTGGAATTGTTATGCACGTGAATTATGGAGTGAACAATTTGTAGCATGTATGACAATGACAGCACTATTAAATTTACAATCATGGGCTAAAGCACATAATTTTAAAATTATTTTAGCCAATGCATTTAATCAACGTATGCATGATTCTAAAAATTGGCATGACGGTATACAGAATTGGTTAATAGAATATGCAGGGCCGTTAGTATCACAATTTGATTGGTCTTGTTATCTGCACAATGATGCAGATGTAGAGTACGTTGCGTTTATGGAAAAATTAGTAGACTTAGATGGTTTGATTTCCAAACCAGCAAGTATACATTGGGGAGGATTTAATGAAATATATAATCCAAGAAACCTAAGTACACATTCAGAGTATCTTACTAATGATGACGGAGCACATCCTACTATTAAAGGTTACAGAGTTATTGCTGACGAGTTAGCAAAATTTATTAACAAACGAGGTTACATTGAAAAAAGTCAGTTTTGTAAACCCTAACTTTCAACAAGGACCCAAAGAGTATAATGCATATTATTTGCCATACTCACCGGGCATTGTTTGGAGTTATGTGAATCAATTTGATTCTATCAACCAGCATTATGAGTTGGGTGAGTTTATATGGCGCAGAGATCCTATCGAAGAAGCAATTAAAACATTAGCCGATAGTGATGTCGTAGGATTTTCTACATACATTTGGAATCGTGCATATAATCACGTACTTGGTAGAGAATTAAAATTATCAAATCCAGACATCTTTATTTTTGCAGGTGGTCCTGAACCCCCGGTTACTGACCCAGAGTTCTTTGAAAAGTTTCCCTATATAGATGTTGTCGTAGTACAAGAGGGAGAACGTTCAGCAAAAGCAATCTTAGAAGAATTAAAAAACGATAAGCCAGACTTTACACATATACCGGGTTTACTTATTAATGTAGATGGTAAAACTGTTAGAACAGGAGAACCAGAACGTATCAATGAATTAGATGAAATACCAAGTCCATATTTAACAGATGTATTTAAAGATTTGATGGCAAAACATCCAGAAGTCAGATGGAATGTCACACTTGAAACAAATAGAGGTTGTCCTTATCAATGTACATTTTGCGATTGGGGCAGTTTAACATATAACAAAGTTAAAAAGTTTTGTCTTAACAGAGTATATGATGAATTAGAATGGGTCGGCAAAAACGGTTGTGACTTTATTTCGTTAGCAGATGCAAATTTTGGTATGTTCCCTGAACGTGATATGAAAATTGCAGAAAAACTTATTGCCGTACAAAAAGAATATGACAATCCCAAAGCATATACAATTGCATGGGCAAAAAATCAAAAACAAGAAGTAGTAGACATTGTTAAAAAACTGATATATGAGGGAGGATCTAAAATGGGTCTTAACTTATCAGTGCAATCAATGGACGAAGGTGTCCTTGATATTATCAAACGTAAAAACTTAGAAATAAACAAAATAGAACAAGTATTTGACTTATGTGAAGAACATAATATACCTCTTTACACAGAACTCATCTTAGGCCTGCCCGGAGAGACTCTGAGGTCATGGAAAAACAACTTCTATGAACTATATAGATCAGGAAATCATACAGGTATTACTGTCTATCAAGCACAATTGCTTGAAAATGCAGAAATGAATTTGACACAAAAGAAAATGTTTAAGATGGAAGGCAGAGTTGTTTATGATTACTTAGTTGGCACTTATAATGAACATGAAGTAAAAGAGGGTATTGAAGTTATTACTTCAACAAGAGACTTGCCAAGAGATCAAATGATCGAAGCACAGTTGTTTAGTTGGTTTATGAATACGTTTCACATTAATGGCATGACTAACTATATCAGCAGAGTTTTAGAAAAGAAACATGGCGTACAATATGAAGATTTCTATGATAACTTGTTAGAATTTATCAAACAAGATCCATGGATAAATGATGAAATGGAACGAATCAGAGAACATTACTTTAATTGGACAGAAAATGGTAAAATAGACCACGAACCGATACAAGGTATGGAGATACACGGTTGGAACTTAATTCATAGTACAGTTATTAATCTTCAAGGACAAAGCAAACACAAACAAGTATTCGATATGATCGAAAGATTTGTTAAAGAAAGATATGGTGATTTATTATCACATGAATTATTCCAAGACTTAATGTTGTTTCAACGTAAGTTCTTAATCAACTTTGAAGATAAAGCAGATTATCCATTAAACATTCAATTTGAACATGACATATCTGGCTACTTACAAGATCAATGTGAGTTAGAAACTCCGGCAGAGTATGAGTTTGACTTCCCAGAAGATAAAGAACAGTCACTTGAAAGATTTTGTGAGCAAATCTTCTTTGCAAGGCGCAGAAACTTTGGCAAAGCATGGCTAACTAAATTATGATTACAAAAAGAATATATCTAATAGGACTTTCATCTGAAATAGCAAACATGCTAGAATATGATGATGAAGTAATGAACGAACATCAAACTGTCTTAGAATTAAACAGAGACATAGTTGAATCTGCGAATAAAACTCTTGTTGTTCGTAGTGATGATTTTGATTCTATTCCTGAAGATTTACGAGAAGACAGTGTTTTTATTTTAGCACACACTATAGACAAGCCTGATTACAATCCGTTAGTTATATTTGAATTCAATACTGACTTTTATGACAAAGGTGGATTTTTATATGCACAATCATACTTTGAAGACATGTTCGATATACAATTAAAACCAGAAGCACAGGCATTATATGAAAACTCTATTCGTTAACGGTTGTAGTTGGACATATGGTGGCGGATTAGATCGACCTAGCAAAGAAAATCAATTTAATCTTCCTCATGAACCGGGCACTAAAGAACACCTAGACTATCTACATGCTAACATTGTTTGGCCTGCTCACGTAAAAAAACTAATGAACTTTGATAGATGTGTAAATCTTGCTGAAGGTTGCGGAAGCAATCAACGTATATGTAGAACTACATTTGATTGGGTCAATGAACAAGACGAAGAAACTTTAAAAAATACTACAGTTATCATTCAATGGTCATGTGAAGACAGATATGAATATTATGTTCCTAAAAAAGAAGAACAAGATGACTTTCAAAAAAGATATCAAGTGTCACCTATGCAGAAAGAAGATATTTGGCATGAGCAAAAAATAAACAATAATAATTATGATGTTTTACATAATTTAGATCGATGGGCTAAGGTAAATCCACATGGTCTTATATCATTTGCTGAAAATCATAATGATCCTGATGTCATCAAACAAGGGCAAAGCAGATATAGAACTTACACTGACCAAGAAGGAATGTATACTTGGTTATTTCATATGGGATTCTTGTATGATTTTTTGACTAGTAAAGGAATTGAGTGTTATTACTGGTACTTTAATCAATATGTTGCCGCAATGCCACAAGAAATACAAGACTACATATATGATCGTTTTCCAATGTTAGAAGATGATCCATTAGGTCTTGAAACTAGATGTCATCGATATAACTATGAACGTATAGGCGGCGAGCCCTACGATAATCACCCATCGCCAATGGGACACGAACAACTAGGACGATGCATTGTTGATGACATTGCAAAAAAGAAAACTATTTTACGCAGACCTTAATTGCTAAGTATTATTGTATACTAATTATTCAAAAATTAAGGAGGAACCCCAACGATGAGTTCAAAAGAATCACTACGTAATCGATTAGCAGTATTAATGGACAGACACAGAGCATTAGACAAAAAAGTTTCAGACGATTACAAAAACCGAGTTGATGATTCCATCATTCAAAAAGAAAAATTCGATAAATTGCATCTTAAACGAGAAATAGAAAAACTACAAAAAGAATTGGGAATGTTAGATAAACAAGCCTAAGGGCGTACCCAAGTACCATTACGATAGATAACAACATCGCCATAAGAATTTAAAGAGGCTTCTCCCTCAGAAGGATGCTGTGGTTCTTTTACACGATTTTTAGTAATACCTGTAACCTGCATAATATATCTATCTTCATCGCCTAAATTAGCGGCCATATGTTCAGTGTTTTGTTCCCATCCAAAATATGATCCTGCAGGCCCCGTACACACTTCATCTTCTATCCACAATTGATGGCCTTTCTTTTGATCATGTAAGAACACAATCACACGTTCAATTGGTTGATTATCACTGATATTGTTTCGTTGTTTGTATGACATGAATCTGTCAGTATGAAATGGTAAGATTTTACCTACTTCTAGTTTGTTAATTGCAATGACAATTTTGTCTAAGAAATCAAATTGTTCTACTACTTTATGAAAGACTTCAGGCAAATCTTCAAAGCACATAGAAACACCTACATCATACCCTTTAGTTTCTACAGTTGCATTAAACTTTTCTTCATGCACATCGTTTGTAAACCAAGGAAGATTCATATAATCTTCTTCAGTCCATATAACTTCTACTTTGCCTTTAATCATCTTCACGTATTAAGTCGTTAGTTACACAATGAAAGCATCCACCCAATGTAATTGCATGTCTCATAGGTAACATAGCACACTCAATGCCGTGTTTTTCTAGTTCTTTTCTAAGAGGTTCTTGTCTTTCTTCTAGTGCAACTAAATTTGAATTAACTGAGAACAAGTTCATACTTACCCAGTTTGATGAATTACGATAATTTTCATAGTGTCCAATTGGTACAGGATCTGGACACATTATGTAATCCCAATGTCTAAATGGTTCTGGTAATTGATTAACGTCTTTGACTCTACTAGGGTTAAGTAGCATCAAACCGTCTCTGAGAAAGCACACAGTCGAGTCTAAGTGCATATAACTGTAGATACCCTCTACTGTATGTACTTTGCCATCAACGATGCTTTGTAGTAAACTTGCACCAGATTTGTTACCGGAGTTAGAAACTAAGTATAATAAATCATCATTAGCACGTAACACATTAGCGGCATCAAATGCCGGTTCTGCCTCTGTTAATGCTAATACGTCTGGGTCGCCCAAGCATTCTGTGTTGTAAAGATCATCACTGCGTATAATATCATATGGATGTACGTTTTCTAAATGACGTTCATATGCTTGGTACTCGTTACGTCTGGCTCTCAGAGGCATAGGAGTAGCAATAGCCTTATCTTTATAAACAATAACGGAATCCCGCGGACAATAGTTGTAGTAATTACACTCCGTGATGTCGGGCCTAACTACTTCCGCGCCTTCGTTTCTCAAAAAGTCAGCAAATGTTTCTAAATCTTCATTTGCTTCATCAACGACTATTTGGGGGTACTTCCCTGTAGGAATGTCTAGTTCATCTTTAACGTCAGCATAATTGATGTGTCGAAGGCTGGTGTCAACTTCTGGTATACGTGCATTATCTGCAATACCAACGACTACCTTCTTTAATTTACCCCATTCATTTTTGCTGTACATAAGTTTAACTACTCCTATGTTAATATTTAGTGTAGAAAAGGGTAGTCGTAAAAATATTGCAGGTGTGAAATTTTGTTAAATATACATGTAACGGGAGTAAACAAGCAACGTATGGATTTTACACTACAATCATTAGCAAGAAAAAATGAACCAAAGCCCAAACCGCCGTCAGATGTGGGAGATGCAAGACACCATGACATGATGATGGCTATTTCTGAATATGCTAAGCCAGTACAACAAAAGAATTTAACTCCAGTTTATGTAGACTACAAAACACGTGAAACTACTATGGTATTAGTATTGTGTCCTGAATGGTCACCATATATGCCACCTTTTTCGTTAGCAAGACTATCAGGTATTGCAAAAGCCGCAGGATATGAAACAACTATTATAGACTTGAACGCAATGGCGTATCAGGAATATAGAAAAGATTGGCAGCCAAACGAGAAACTTCCGTTCAGACTTTGGGATCCATCGTCATCTTGGCATTGGCTGCCTCCTACTTACACTACTGACATTCATCCTATACTTAAACCGTTGCTTGATGAACAGATAGAAAGAATATTAGAAATGAAACCTAATGTTGTAGGCTTTTCGTTGTATTATATTTCAGAAGAACCTAGTAAGTATATGATGCAAGAAATTAAGAAACGTGATCCAAGTATTAAAATTTCAGTAGGTGGACCAAACGTACATAAAAGTTGGTTTGCTATCGAAGATTATTATGACTACGTTGTCATTGGTGAAGGTGAAAAGAATCTTTTAGTCATGTTAGAAGAAATCGAAGAAGGCATCGAACATGACGGACCTAAGATATTAGATCAAGCAGAAAGTGAAAGAATTAATATTAATAACTTGCCTATGCCAGACTATGAATCAATTGATTTTAGTTTGTATGATGTACCTAACGGCGTCAACTCAGAGTTTAGTCGAGGCTGTACTGCAAAGTGTACGTTCTGTGAGGAGACACACTTTTGGAGATATCGTCAAAGACAAGCAGTAGATTTGATTGACGAAATCGAATGGTTATATTATAATAAAGGTACAGATGTTATTTGGTTTATTGACTCGTTAATCAATGGTAACATTAAAGAATTGCGTGCCTTTGCACTTGCATGTAAAGCAAAAGAATTAAAAGTCAAATGGACTGGTTATGCTCGTTGTGATAAACGTATGGACTTAGAATATCTACAAGACTTAGCAGACGGCGGTTGTATCATGTTTAACTTTGGTTGTGAGTCAGGCTCACAAAAAGTATTAGATGATATGCATAAAGGTGTAACTGTCGAGGCAATGGAACAAAACTTTATTGACTGTAAGAAAGTAGGTATATGGGGAGCAACAAACTGGATCGTAGCATTCCCTACAGAAGACTACCAAGACTATTCAGACACTATGACATTCATGTGGCGTAACAGAAACAATAACATTAACAACATGGGATTGGGTGTTGGCTACGGCTTAGGCCCTGAAACAATCGTAGGACAAAATCCACATGCATACAATGTGTCGTGGCATAAGTATCAAGGTCATTGGATATCAAATGACTTTAAGATGGGCGGCACACATGTAATGATGAGAGTTAAACTTATTCATATGTGGTTAGACTTTTTTCAAAACTGTACAGAAGTTCCTATTACATACCCTATTAGAGATGCGTTAAAGAAAGAACATTACCATATAATATTAGATGATGAAGAATTTCAAGGATCATTAGAATATGAAGAAGACTTTGATTATCACATTATTAAAGAAGATATAAGAGATAAGAACGGCAACAACAATGTTTTTGCTAATCATCTTGTTAATGAGATTTGGCCTTTCTTAAGAAATCTTTGGAGAGCAAGAGGCGGATACACAGCAAACATTAGATTTAATCCAGAAATAGATTTAAAAGAGTTCGGCACTCAGTATGGACCGGGTATGTTTAATGCTGAATACAATTTTAAAATTGATCATGCAGGTCAATGGACAGCAGATTTTAAAATGAAATTTGATCAAATTGATAATCCTTATGATGACAGAGAACCGCCCCCAGAAGGCAGAAAGGGTCCGTTCTATGCACAAGATTATTCACGTATACAAGCCAACACTGCTAAACGTGCAAGAAAATTAGCAAAAGCAGAATGGGACGTAAATGAAGGTAGGTCAGGACAAGACTTTACTGACTTGCTACGTGAAGAAGAAGAATTAAATGCAAGTATCGACTTTTCATTTGAATTAGATTGGCAAGGAACAGGAGACTGGGAAGACTTAGATCAATATAAAGTCACACTAGCAGAAAAAGCAGAAAGACGAGATTCATCTAAAGATTTAGACTTGCCGCAAAAAGCAGAAATGGAACAAGCAATAACACTAGATTCTATTCTTAAAAAGAAACCACAACAAGGCAGACCAAAACTTGACCCTAAATTATTACCATGAAGATGAATCCAATATTACAATTAGAAGAAAGAGTATCAAATTATTTCGGTGCACCCTATGCAGTCGCAGTTGATTGTTGCACACATGGTATTGAGTTAGCATTAAGATTGATAGATGAAGGTGATCGTGGAATAAAATATCAAGTTACTTGTCCTAATTGGACATATTTGTCTATACCCATGACGTTTGAAAAGTTAGGTTATGATTGGTATTTTACTTCAGAAAAATGGCAAGAGTTATATCAAATAGGCAACACTAATGTATTTGATGCCGCAACAATGTGGAGACAAAACTCATACATACCATCAACTATTATGTGTGTAAGTTTTCAACTTAAAAAGCATTTGAGTGTTGGTAAAGGCGGTATGATACTTTTAGACAATGCAGAAGATGCAGAAATTTTAAGACAGATAAGGTATGACGGTAGGCCAGAATTAGAAGCCGCATGGGCAGACCAAGAAATCAAAAGATTTGGATATCATTATCATATGACATTTGAAACAGCACAGTTAGGCTTAGATAAATTAGACGATGCAATTGCACGTGTACCTAAACTATGGTCATATAAAGACTATCCTAATTTATCAACATACGAAATTTTTAACAAAGGGGTACAACATTAACACTGAAACTGAAAGAGGTCATTTTGGAGTTACTTGGCAAAAAGAACATAGGCTTTTGCCTTATACTCGTCCTACATTATCAACCGAAAGAGTATCATTGTATCACAAAGAAGGTTATTTAACAAATACTGCAATTAATTTTACAGTAGAAGAATACACTGAACCGACTATACCTACGTGGGCAAATGATATAGAAAAAGTATTTGGACTGTTTGATCAAGGTCTTAAATTTGTTCGTTTAAGTCAGTATGATGTTATTCCCCCGCATGTCCCTACAATCACTGATTATTGCATAGAAAACAAAGCAGATCCTGATGACGTAATGATCGGTTACTTAATGTTAGAAGACTGGCAACCAGGACATCTATTAGAAATTGGTGGCATACCACACACTAATTGGAAGAAGGGAGACTGGTTTAAGTTTTGGGCTGATACAAAAGTATCATATGCAAACGTAGGCAAAAAGAAAATGTATATGTTACAATTAGTAGGTAAAGAATCTTACGTTGGACAACTAGAACATTTGTTTCCTATTAATGTACCTAACAAACATGCAAAGCCAGAACTGTCGCATCCGTTTGTACAGACATCAATCTTGCCTTTAATCAACCCGCAAAACGATCAACAACAATTTCACATGATATACATGCACAATGGTTATATTAAAGAACTTGATGAGATTGAACATGATCAACATGGTGTAGATGAAATTAATAGATGGGGATTGACTATATGGTTATTTGAACCTATGTGTTCGTATTATGAAGGAGAAGAATTTACACAGGGATTTTATAGTGAGTTTTCTTTTCCTGAAGATAAGAGTAGAATGCGTTCTAAAGAATTAGATTCTATTCAACGTTATCAACATCGCAATGGTATAAAGCCTATGATGATTACAGTTAAGACTGGTGAATATAGAATCAAAGAATCTTATCCACATTATGCTAACGCACTAAACTTAGAATGTGAAGACCTATATCTTATGTCACAACGTCCTATTGTAGGACTACACGCATTGATTAAAGAAGACTTTCACAAGCACAAGTTCAATAAACATTTTATATCATTGAACTGGAGATTTACAAAACATCGTCAAATCTTAGCAAACTTTTTAGCAGGAGAAAATGGTTATTTAAGTTGGTACTTTAGTGATTCATTAGATGTTGTAAAAGACAATTTATATTTTGATATCGATCAATGGATGACAACATCACCTGAAGTTTATCAACAGTTAACAGATAATAATTTAGTATGTAAAGAGAATGCACCCTATACTGTAGACAAACCAAGTGATATAGGAATCGATTCGCAAGAAGCAATTTGGCCTAAAGTTGCAGAATACAAAGACGGACAAACACCATCATTATACAATACAAAAGAAACAATGTTAGCAAACTTTTATAGAAATGTGTTTGTAGATATTGTAACAGAAACTAGATTTGCACAGTCTTGTGCGAACTATAGTGAAAAAGTATTGCAACCAATACAATACATGAAGCCGTTTATATTATTAGCACCACCGCATACATTAAAGTATATTAAAGAGTCTGGTTATCAAACGTTTGATCAGTTTTGGGACGAAAGTTATGATGAAACTGAAGATCACGGCGAACGTTTAAGAAAAATATTAGAGTTGATTAAATCAATTTTAGATAAACCTCTGTCAGAACTACATGATATGTACGAACAAATGATGCCCATATTAGAACACAATAGAGAAACATATTTAAAACTAACATGGAGCCCAAATTTTGATGACACGGAGTTTCATTCTTAATGGAAATAGGCGTAGTACATGATGATTGTTTAGTATTCAGTGGTAACGGAAACGAGTTTACAGTTGATATTAAACCGGTAAAAAACAGAGTAGGGTCATTCTACGAAGAAGCAACTACATCTGCTCACATACTATATGAAAAATCAAATAATGATTTACATCTTATGTTTGGGGGAGGCAACGACGGCGAGTATATGGTTAATGTTTTTAGAGAAGCAGAAATACCATTTAAAGTTGCAATTATAAGTTATGGTAAAGATTTTAAATATAATAAACATGACACACGATATGCATTAAATTGGTGCAATAAGTATAACTATGATCCAGTTGTAATAGATATAGATTTAGAAGATTTAATTAGAAGCGGTAAATTATATGACAATGCAGAAGAATCTAAATGTTGTTCTTATCAGATGTGTAGTCTTATGGAAGGACTTATTAAAGTAGACGGTACATTGGTTATGGCAAGTGAACCGCAATTAATTAAAACAGAAGAAGGAACATGGTGTTGGGAAGAAATGGAAAGAATAAACAGTTATAGTAATTGGTTTGAATCTCGCAAAATACCCGGCACTTCAGATTTTGGTTCATATACAGGTGAACAAGTACTTGCGTTTTTAGAAGAACCAATTATTAAAAAGTTAGTAAACAATGAGTTTTCGCATAGATCGTCAATACCCATTAAAAGAACGTTGTACAATCAAAATTCTTGGACACAAGATAAACGAAGTAAGTATACTGGTTGGGAACTTTTTGAACGAACAGATTTGTTTACAGAATTAAATGTATTAGCAAACATGAGATATTTTACAGAAAGATATAATGGCAGTTTTTATTTAGATTATGATGAAACCGTAAAACGATTGAGAGGAGTAGCATGAAAAAAGAAAAGATATTATTAATTGCTGGATGTTCACATGCCGCAGGATCTGAGATTGACGGCAATGAAGATTCAGACTACAATAGACTGCATTCATACGGTGCATTGGTTGCTAAAAAGTTAAAACGTAAACCAGTTAATATCGCACAAGTAGGTGCAACTAATACAGGTATTAGTAGACAAGTAATGCACTGGTTTCACAATTGTTATAATCCAGATACTATGAACGTCAATGTACTTGTATCATGGACAGAACCTACTAGATTAGAAATGCCTAGTGAATCAGAACGCAACTATCAAAGTGCATCACATTCAACTGATTGGTACGAAAAGAGCAGTGATTACTTTTATAAAGTTATTATAGGTTGGAATGGTGGAGATGAAGAAGAACAAAGATATACTCCGGACTTGCACAAATTTATGGCTAATCATCAACCTTACTTAGAATACCAATCATATCAATTAATCTTACAAATACAGTATTTGTTGCAATCACATAAAATTCCTTATATGATGTTAAATGCAATGCCATTCTTTTTAGATGATATACCTGCTATCAAAAATCTTCTGCCCTTGGTAGATGATAATAAATACTATCAGTTAAACAATAAAGACGAAGCATTTTATCAAAAATATCAACGTCTGGGATATGTCAACGAAAAAGCAAAGTATTGGCATCACGGCGAAGAACCGCATAAATTATTTGCTGATGAATTGATTAACTTTAATGAGGAATACAAATGTTTAAAAAGATAATTGATAAAATTAAAAATGTCTTACGTAAGATTGCTGATTTCTTAAAGACGCCCTACATCAAATATAAACGTGAAAAAGAATACAAGAAACGTTTAGCAGAACTTAAAAAAAGAGATCCGTTTATTTACAAATGAAAAAATATTTAGGCATTAGTTGCGGATTCCATGATGCCGGCGTATCTTTGGTAGACGACAACGGCGACATTTTATTTGCAGGTCACAGTGAACGATATAGTAAAAAGAAACATGACTCAGAGTTGTGTCCTGAAATTATCGATGAAGCATTAGAATGGGTAGATAACGGCGACCGGTTATTTGTAAACTATTATGAACGACCTTGGGTAAAAGCCTGGCGCCAGTTTAGAGCAGGTCAAAAGTTAGGACCATTTAATTTTTCAGACATTTTTGGTACTGACATATACAATACTCTATATGAAAGAGTTACAAAACAATGGGGTCATTTTATGCATGACGGACATATACCTCACTTTGTTCAAACGCACCCTCATCACAAATGTCATGCGGCAGCCAGTTTTCAAACATCATCTTTTGATGAAGCAACTATAGTTATTATAGATGCGATCGGTGAAAATGATTGTGCTACTATTTGGAAAGGTTATTACAATAAAAAAGGCAAAGCAAAATATAAAAAGTTGTGGACACTTAAGTATCCTAACTCTATTGGATTATACTATAGTGCAATGACAGCAAGATTAGGTTTACGCCCACTAGATGAAGAATACATTTTAATGGGTGTGGCCGCATATGGTGAGCCTAAATATGTTAAAGACATAGAAGATAAGTTCGGCGCCCACACAGATTCATTGTTGTTTAAAGAAAATACACACATTGGTATTGACGATTCATTCTTAGAAGGTGCAGATGAGTTCGACATAGCCGCATCAGCACAAGTATACGTAGAAAAACTTATTAAGATAGTAATGAGCAAAGCAAGACAATTAAACAAGAGTGACAACTTAGTCTATGGCGGAGGAGTCGCACTTAACTGTTCTGCTAATAGATTTTTAGGTCAATACTTTGAGAACATTTGGATTATGCCTAATCCAGGTGATGCAGGTAATTCATTAGGAGCCGCGGCATTGGGCTACGGCAAAAAATTAAATTGGAAAAACGCATTTTTAGGTACAGATATTGTAGGTGTTTATCCTGTTGTTGAAACTGTTAAAGCACTAAAAGAAGATAAGATTGTGGGGATAGCCTCTGGACGTGCTGAGTTCGGTCCTAGAGCATTGGGAACTAGATCATTACTAGCAGACCCAAGAGGATCAAAGATAAAATCAGAAGTAAACAAGATTAAAAAGAGACAACAGTTTAGACCGTTCGCTCCTATGATACTAGAAGAACTTGTAGATGAATATTTTGAAATGCCGACGCATTGGAACAACTCACCTTATATGCAAGTTACAGCACCTTGTAAGTATCCTAAAAAGTTCCCTGCTATTGTACATAAAGACGGCACAAGTAGAGTACAAACAGTTCCAAATGACGGTACAGGTATTCGTAGATTGTTAGAAGCATGGTACAAAGAAACAGGATGTCCTATCTTGTTAAACACATCATTAAATGTACGAGGTGAGCCCATGGTTAATGATAGATCCGACGCAGATCGATTTGAAAAACTTTACAAGACCCGCGTAATTTCATAAGTATATAATATGCTTAGAGACGTATTTTACTTTGGTGAAAAACCAAACGTTCACCCTAGAGAACGACAAGTTTTCGATATAGATGAGGCTCGCAAAGAAGCCACGACAGATCACTTTTGGATAATCAATGAGTTTTGTGATTACACAGGATTTGATTGGGAATTTGATTTTGATTTTTTACCAGATGAAGACGTTTGGGCAGAAGAACACAACAACATATGGCCTAGTCAACATCAAAAAGATTCAGGCACTTGGTTATGTGCTAAAGAACAAAGTGATATCAGAGTTTATCGTGCAGATGTTGCACCCATCAAACGCAAGTCTATTAAAAATCAATGCTGGAAACTGTTTGACACAATTGATGAGAGTAAATTTGACTTTTCATGGCATCCAGACCCTACAGATCCTCCCTACATTTATGTATGGGGAAGTAAATTTGCAACAGCAGAACAAAGAAGTGTTGTAGAATATCATACGCCTGATAATGTAGGACATGTCAAGTATATGGATACTATTGTCGAACTTGAACCACAGATGTCTAGGTGGAAAATTAATGAACCTATCGATGAAAGTAAAGTAGACTTTACATGGCGTCCAGACCCATTAGACACAGAGCCATTTATCTATGTATGGGGAAGCAAGTGGGCACCCGCAGAACAAGTACCAATCTTAGAATATCATGTACCTGGTAATGACGGTACAATTAAGTACATTGATAAACCAGTAGACTTAGCAGTAGATATGTCTGTGTGGGAAGTGTTAGAAGAAATTGAAGAAGATTCATTTGACTTTACATGGAGACCTGATCCAAACGAAACAGAACTATTTAATTATGTGTTTGGTAATCAATTATACGATGGTACAATTATGCCTACACTTATATACAAAGTCGAAGGCGCAGAAGCAGTCAAGTATGTTACCGAATATACACCTAAACTAAAGTCAAAGCCAGAGTTATTTGAGTTTAACGAAAAAATCGACATGAATGAATTTGATTTTAGTTGGAGACCTAATCCTACTAGTCCACCTTATATCTATGCGTGGGGAAATCAATGGAATAAAGCAGAAGATAAAGTTAGTATAGAGTTTAAAGTAGAAGGAGCAACTGAATATCAGTTTATGCCAGAAACAACTGTACGTATGCCGTGTGCTGATAACTGGACAATACCTGACAACATTCAAAAATATACATTTGATTTTAGTTGGGAACCTAATCCTAACGAGCCGGCTATGATACATGAGTTCGGTACTCAACATCAGAAGACAGGTGGACCTATCTATACTGTAGAGGGTGCAACAGAAACAAAATATCAAAATATTTTTTACGCAATTGCAACACCCACCGAAGATAAGTGGGAAATACCTGACAATATAGATACAAGTGAATTTGATTTCTCATGGCATCCAGACTCAACAGAACCTGTACCATACATCTATCATTTTCCAACTCAATGGGCTATGTCAGGTGGTCCTGTATATCGTTGTGATGATGCAGAAGAAATTAAATATGTAGATTCACAAGTAGCAAAAGCATTGCCATGCAAAGATAATTGGGAATTTGATCCTAAGTTAATCGAAGAAGATTCATTTGATTTTTCTTGGCACCCTTACGCAGAAGATGAGCCGTACATTTATCAATTTGGTACTCAATGGCAAAAAACAGGTGGACCAAAATATATTACTCCAGGTGTACATGAAGGCAGTGCTATCAAATATATCGATACAAGAATTTTAAAAGCAACTAGACTAGCAGATCCAAATAGTTTCAGAGTATTGAATAACTATTGTATTAAAGGGTTTGATTTTAGTTGGCATCCCGATGAAACATCAGAGCCATTTATCTATCAGTTTGGTAATCAATATTATCCTGCTGAACAAATGCCTACGTTAGAGTATAGAGTCATTGGAGCAGACGAAGTTAGTTATGTTAATGACTTGATAGCAACATTAGGACATGATAAAACAAACTGGGAGATACCAGAAGACATAGACGTAAGTGAGTTTGATTTTAGTTGGAAACCTAATCCTAACGAACCAGCAATGATACATGAGTTTGGTACGCAATGGCAAAAGACTGGTGGTCCAAGATATCATGTAGAAGGAGCAACTGAAGTAAAATATGAAACACAGTTTAAAGCAAAAGCATTACCTAAAATAGACAACTGGACTGTGCCTGAAAATATCGATAGTGATAAATTTGATTACAGTTGGCATCCAGATGCAACAAGTCCACCTTACATTTATAGATTTCCTACTCAATGGGCACTAAGTGGCGGACCTGTTTATACGGTTGAGGGTGCAGAAGAAGTAAAATACGTAGAAGATCAAGTATCAAAAGCATTGCCGTGTAAAGACAATTGGGAGTTTGATCCTAAATTAATTGATGAAGATGATTTCGACTATTCATGGCATCCTTATGCAGAAGATGAGCCGTTTATCTATCAGTTTGGCACTCAATGGCAAAAGACAGGTGGACACAAATACATCACACCCGGCGCACATGAAGGGAGTGCTGTCAAGTATATTGACACACGTATTATAAAATCAAAAAGATTACCTGACCCCAACAATAGACATTGGGGAACGTTAGGTAACTATAAAATTAAAGACTTTGACTACAGTTGGCACCACGATGAAACAGACGAGCCATTCATTTATCAGTTTGGTAACAAGTTTTATTCAGCAGAAGAAATGCCTACTATCGAATATAGAGTTATAGGTGCAGAGTCTGTTAAGTATGTACACGATGTAGTTGCACAATTAGAAGAAAACGATGAAGATTGGATTATACCTGATGATGTAGATACAAAAGATTTTGACTTTGGTTGGAGACCATCTCCGCTTGAAGATCAACCATACATTTATCAGTTTGGTACGCAGTGGCAAAAGACAGGTGGACCGCAGTTTATTGTTGAGGGTGCAACTGAAGTAAAATATGTAGAAGGAAATATTGCTCACAAATTACCAAACAAAAAGAACTGGGAAATACCAGAAGGCATTGATGTTGAAGGATTTGATTTCTCATGGCATCCAGATATCTTAGACGAGCCCTTCATTTATCAGTTCGGTACTCAGTGGGCACTAACAGGTGGTCCAAAGTATACAGTTCAAGGTGCTACTAAAGTCAAGTATATTGAGCAACCAGTTGCGTACTCATTAGATACAGGTGACAGAACAAACTGGAAAGTCCCGACAGATATCGAAGACTTTGACTTTAGTTGGCATCCATACGCAGAAGATGATCCGTTCATTTATCAATTTGGTACACAGCATCAAAAGACAGGTGGACCAACATATACAGTGCCCGGTGCAAAAGACATCAAGTATGTTGATACAAGAATTATTAAAGCACGTAAGTTAGCAAACAGTAAACGTCTGCATTGGGTAGTGCCCGGTGACTTAGACGTTAGCAAGTTTGACTTTTCGTGGCACCCAGATGATACAGCAGATCCTGCAATCTATCAGTTCGGTAGTACAGCAGGTAAAGATGACGGTCCTAAGTATGTACAACCCGGCAATGATGGCAAAGTATTATATTTACAAAACGTTGAATCAGACAATGTAATACCTGACGAAATCGATGTTTACTTTATTGAAACAACTTTAGAAGATTTAGTAGCACAGCATCCAAACGAAGTATTCTGGGCATTGAATATGGATTTAGTTTACACAGACTTTGACTTTAGTTGGAGACCTGATGTGTATCAATCTAATTATATTCATGCGTTCGGTTCTAAAGATAATATCAACACGCAAACATATTTTGTGAACTCAGCAATCTTTAAAGATGCAACAATTAACTATGTTGAGACTGATTCTATAGGAGAAATACAAGCCAACTTAGATATGTTCTATGTTGATAGAGGTAACAAAGAAGCAAAAGAACGATTTGCAAAATTACAGGAGAGATATCCCAACATACAAAAAACAAGATACTTAAACTCATGGGTAGAAACTACTCGCAGATGTATAAACAGATCAACAACAAGTTTACTTTGGATCTTAAATTCAGAATTAGATTACGAAGAATTTGATTTTAATTATTATCCTAACCCATGGCAAATGAAAATGGTACATGTGTTCGGTACACAATGGTCGCATTGGGGTACAACATACCTGGTTAACAGAGAAACATTTAATGAAGACACCAAATACATTAATGTCATCGAACACTTAGACAACTTAAACTTTGTAAAAGAAAACAGAGCAGTAGCCACTGAATGTGTATACGATATTGTAGTTGTCGATCATGGGAATAAACAAACAGAAGCAGTTGTTAAGCAACTACAAGACAAAGCACCAAGACAACGTGTAAGTACTATCGAACATGACACAGATTATCTTACTACGTTGAAAAAGATTGTTAAAGATCAACCTAAACGTAAAGAACATCACATATGGATAGCATCCTCAATCTGTGATTACAGTGACTTTGACTTCTCTTATATATGCGATCCATTTGCACGTGACCAATTGCATGTGTTTCCAAGCAGTAAACAAAAGTTTGGAGATACATTCTTTATTGACGTTAATAAAACACGTGATTTGATCGACAACATGGAATCATTAGAAGACTATGAGAAGATAAACTACAATCAAACGTTGCGTACACAACGTCTGAGAGCGCCTGTAATCGTTTCTGAGAGTGATACACATACAAAGACGTTAAAAGATATAGACGAGTTTCCTTATGTAACTCTAGTGTCTAAAACAGATGAAGATATACAAGTAGTTGATGAAGAACCTATGTCATTATGGACAGCAGAGTCTAAAAACATCATAGTACAATCTACAGGAGCAACTAGAATTATAGTTCCACGTGAAGTAAAAGATCATGTAAAGAGAGAACTATACGAATACCCATATATTAAAAATGCCAATAGACTTGCGTTATCGAAGCCTATGGATATTGTTTTCTTATCAAACGGAGAGAAAGGAGCAGAGGAAAATTGGGAACATCTGCAAAAAATTACAAAAAATGTACCAAACAGAGTAGTAAGAGTAGATGGTGTTGATGGTCGTGTACAAGCATATCACGCATCAGCAGAAGCAAGTGAAACACCTTGGGCGTTTACTGTATTTGCTAAACTAAAAGTATCGCCCAAGTTTGACTTTAACTGGCAACCAGATAGAATGCAACAACCTAAGCATTATATCTTTGAAGCAAAGAATCCAGTCAATGGATTAGTCTATGGACATCAGGCTATGATTGCGTATAACAAAGACTTAACACTTAAGAACTATGGTTATGGCTTAGACTTTACGTTAGATGATGAACATGCAAGTGTGCCTTTACTATCAGGTATCGCACAATATAACACAGATGAATTCTCTACATGGCGTACAGCATTTAGAGAAGTTATTAAGTTATTAGTTGATGATACAGAGATTAGTAAGAAACGATTAGAAGCATGGTTGAACGAAGCAGATCCAGATCAGCCTTTCTTCCAAGAATCAATCAAAGGTGC